TAAATATAAATAAAGATTATAATATAATACCCTAATTATTATTTATTAATTATTGACAAAATAATGTGTTTTATTTTATGCAAAATTAAATTTGACAAGATATTAAAAACTGTGCTAAGGTATCAGCAACAAAGAAAACAGAATATTTTATTTAAGTTTTAAGTTTTAGAGAATGTACCCGAACACCCGGAAGTTTTCCGGGAATAAGCTTTACCTGGTGACATTCTCTTTTTTTATTTGTAAATTAACGTGCTAAAGTGAGGTAATAACATGAAAGATAATACGGTAAATATACAAGACGTAGATATCTATTTAGATAATATTAATATATATGCTGATGAATATATAAATACTGTATTATGTATATCACCAGATAACGAAAACTATAAGAAAGAAGTATCAGATAGCTTTGTAGATATGATTTTTTATATTGCAGATCATATACAAAAGCCAAGTAATGACAATATAGAGCTATTAGATAAAATGTTTAATACTTATGTGAGATTATGCAGTAAATATCATGTATTGCCAACATTAGAAGTATTTAGCTTTTTAGTTGGGATTAATCGTACAACGTTTACTGACTGGATGAATGGAGTGTATAGAACAAACTCGTCACATGGTGACACGGCTAAAAAATGGTTTGATATTTGCAAAAACTGTGCAATTAATAGACTGCATAACCAAACCGGAACAAATGCGAATTTGATATTTGTTGCAAAAGCCGCCTACGGAATGGCAGAAACTGCACCGGTGCAAGCTACACAACAGTATGGCGTACCACAGCAGACCGCGCAGCAGATCGCAGAGAAGCACAAAGCCGCTTTACAGCTTCCAGAGATGGAAAAGCCGGAGCTTTAAAGTCTGGAAGAGTACAGAATCGGTAAAAATGTACATGGTGGACGGACAAAAGGCGGTAAATGCACGGAATTGTGCATAATGTACAGGAATGATGGTTGTAATTGTGCAGGATGTATAGCGATCTATAAAGAAAACGAGAGTTTGTCGTATAGATACATATGTTCGGACACAGAAAAGCCATATTTTCCTTTGATTACCGCCGAAGGCCTACGACAAACAGCGACCAGGCAAGGGCAGCGGTTCCCATGGGGCGGCGGGCTGACTTGCCAGCGTCCGCACTGGATGACCGGGAGGGGGTTATATATAGACCTCTGGCCAGCGTAGTCAGTAACTCAAGCAAAGAACCTATTGTATTTTGCCCTACATATATAAGGAATGATTATATGGCAAAAGGAAGACCAACAACAGACCCAAAGGGAGATTCAATAAGAATCAGAATTAACGATGACATGAGAAAACGCCTTGAAAAGAAATCATTTCAGACAGGTCAAAGTATTTCTCAGATCATACGCAATTTAATAACGGAAAACTTGAGTTAAAAATTTTCCAAAAAACAAAAAAGAGTTCCCTATGGCAGAGATAGTGATTGCAACACGAAAGCAGTAAGCCTTAACTGTTTCTCTGCCAATACAAAATAAGGCAATACCAAGAAAGGCAGGTACAACAAATGAATGATATGATGATTTTTAGCAATCCAGAATTTGGAAGTGTAAGAACCGTAACGATAAATGGGAAAATTTATTTTTCTGGAACCGATGTAGCGAAAGCATTAGGCTATTCAAAACCTCAAGATGCAGTTTCAAGACATTGTAGGCACTCCGTGAAACATGGAGGGGTCTCAGAAACAACGAATCAGCACGGAACCACAACAAAGCAAAATGTTATGATGACTTTCATACCAGAAGGAGATGTGTACAGGCTTATCATGAAGAGCCAGTTAGAGTCAGCAGAACGTTTTGAAGAGTGGGTAATGGAAGAAGTTCTTCCAAGTATAGCGAGAACTGGGAAATACGAGGTCTCCACAAAACAGGATTCCTACCAAATCGAAGATCCAATAGAACGTGCTAAGCGGTGGATTGAGGAACAGCAAGAGAAACAACAGCTTGAAACTAAGGTAAAAGAACAGAAACCGAAAGCTGACTATTTTGATAGTCTGGTAGACAATAGACTTCTTACAACTTTTCGAGATACAGCAAAGGAATTTCACATTCCCCCTAAAGCGTTTACTAAGTGGCTTGCGGAAAACGGTTATATTTACCGTGATAGGCACAATATTATCAAGCCTTATGAATCGTATAGGAAAGCTGGACTTTTTCAGATGAAAGATTTTTCAACACCATTTGGATATTCCAATGTTCAGACATACATAACCGTAAAAGGAAAAGAGACATTCAGACTGTTATTGCAAGGGCAAGGAGTGATTAAGTCATGAAACCAAACTCACAATCCGAATCCATCCGCATCCGATTTTCCGAAAAACAGAAAAAAAGGCTCCTGGAAGAGAAGAACCGGACGGACAGGAGTGTATCGGATATTGTAAGACAAGCAGTTGATGAATATTTCGGGAGGAAAAGACGTGCTTAAATTTTTCTCAAAAAATAAAAAAGACGTTTCAGTTCCAGAAGAATACGAAAAGAAATTCCCAAATGCAGATACCAAACGCATAAGGAAAGACAATATAGTTGTTCATTCGAGTGGAATATGTGCAGATGGGAAATTTTACAACACAGAAAATGCAGAAAAGATATTTACCGATAATATTGACTGCGACCATTACGGATATACATGTTATTCAGAAAAGACTTATTTTTTAACAGCAAAGGGAAATTGGTTTTCAGCATTTACAGCTATCAATGGCTATAGAGAAGAGAACCAAGAAGAAAATACAATAACAACGTGGGTACATATTGCTTATGGCTCTTTGCAAGTTGAAGATAAAGAAAATATAAAAATATTATTGGGAAGGAAAGACATTGACCTTTACAAGAAATATTTCGGGGAGGTAGAAGAGGGATGATGAATTATTTTTTATACAGTATTGAGAATGCTGTCCGTTCATGTGAAAAAGAAGAGTATATTCCAAGAGATGCTACTGGAATACTTAAAGTACAAAATGGAGAAGTATTTTCAAAGGAAAATGGAGAATGGAAAAAGTTATCCATGCTATACGCACAAATAAGTGATAACAAGGATAGTCTTCCCGAATCCCCCATTGATGTAGCGCCTATGCTTATCAATGCCACAGTAACTAACGAACTACCGACTGAGAAAATTCCACTGTCTTCATTATTGGAGCAGAAAACATGGGAAATTCCAAAATACAACATTCTACAGTTGGAAGAGATTGCGAAACACCTCCTTCTCTACTGTGAAACTAAAAGAAAGGGGCGCGAAGATGTCTTTAGTAAAAATCACAAACCCCAACCCCAATGATTGGCTCGGCACAAAATATTTCATTGATGGAAATGAAGTTCCGAGAGTAAGATCAATAAATTTCCATACCGCAGTAGATGAAATTCCAGTATTTGAGTTTGAAATGATGGCTGTCCCAGACATTGAAATGGAATGCTTGGCACAAATCGGTGTCACTTCTCAATCAATTACTGACGCAATTTCAGTTTTAAGGCACGAACTGCTACAACACGGAGAAATTTACAATGGATTCAAAGCAAGCCTAAAATCGGCTTTAGAATCATACAATTACTGTGGAATGCCATTTGAGCCAGAGGAAGAGATTGCAGAAAAAATTCTGAACTTCTTAATTGGGGAGGAAAAAGAAAATGAATGCACTTAATGTAATCGGAGTCGCATCAAATCTTTCGTTCTTCGTAATTGTTATTGCTGGAATTTTGGCAACGCTCGAAGATACGAAAATTAATTCACTACAAATGCTTTTCTACATACTGTTAGAAATGGTGTTTGGACTGAACATATTCTTAATTTGCACGAGGTGACAAATGTATTTACCGATTCCAATTGGAATTATCCCGATCGAGTTAATCGAAAGGGTTAAATTCATAAAAGCGCCGCTTCGACTTAATCCATGTAGGCTCGGGAAAGCCTATGAAAGTGATAAGTCGAGGCATCCAGAGTAGCGTAAGCTCTTATTAATGAATAAGCCAGGAATTATTAAATATTTTGAAAAGAAAATTCCTATCCTGGAAAAGAGTAATCGGTAAGAGCGGAAAATTTATATACTTGTTTAGCTTAATATCACGACTTCCCCGGTCTTAATGGTGCGCCGGGGTTGATGGGCTATTGCCAAGCGGAAAGGCACAGCACTTTGACTGCTGTATTCGCTGGTTCGAATCCAGCTAGCCCAGTTTGCGGTTTTGTTAATTCCGCAAGTGTTCTTTTTGAAACACTTTTTACTCCGGTCTTCTAGCCCAACGGGGCTGATTAAAGGGGCTTCAAATGTCCCGGAAGACTTTCTGAAATCCAAAAGCGTTTCAGAAAACCTTTGTTGCGGTTGGTGGTCAAGAACTGCAACAGTGCCGGATTGTTTGTCATGGCGGTCAAATAATTCGGTATCTTAGGAAGCTTAGTTCAGCGGTAAGAGCAACGGCCTCATAAGCCGTAAGTCCTGGGTTCGAATCCCAGAGCTTCCATTTCTTCTAAATGCCATTCATCCGTAATATGGGTGGAAAAAACTTCCAGTTGAGTGTGTGGATTAGGTAAATTTATGTGCGATACGGCGTAGCTTAAATGGATCTGATTTCCCGGCTGGTATGTCTCGGAGTTAAAAACATTAACGCAGCGCACGTTAATAAAAGGAGTTTTCAAGAGATGCCGTTCAAAGACGCATAAAAATATCCAGTGAATCTACAGCACTAAAACTTGTAGATAGTGGAAAGCATAACACGATAAACCTATTGCTAACCCGGAAGAACCGGGTTATTCGGAAAGTGCAAGTAACTGGGAACGGGCTAGTCGACTAGGTCTTGATGGTTCGAATCCATCCTTTCCGATTGTTTGGAGACTGAAAGTTTGGTGGTAGGAAAAGCACAGAGCAGTGCGTAGGAATGTATAACCGAGTTCCGAATACGTACTGTTTATCGGTGATATAGTGACTTCCTCTAGTAGTCAATAAGTGAACGTGCTGAAATGGTTCTTCCAAACATGTACATAGCAGGATAGAGAAGCGGAATCTCACATGGCTCATATCCATGGAAACGGCGGTTCGAATCCGTCTCCTGCTATTCCATCTACCAAGTGTAGATAGGAAATCTGACTTTAGCATAGCTATTGTTGGTTTTTAGACGAGGTAGCTCAATTGGACAGAGCAATGAGAATATTAGTCATGTTTGTGACTATAACAGCAATTTACTCCATTACAAGGCATAGGTTGGTGGTTCGAACCCATCCCTCGTCACTGCCCCGGTTATCGGTTACGGAAAACCGATTAGAACATGTTTGTGTTCTTCACTGCAAATAATTTTATAGGTTCAAATCCTGTCGGGGCAATTATGTGATGCTTACAGCAATCATTTTGGGCATAACTTTTAATTATGAAACACAAAAGCATCATGAAATTTATGGGACGCTTACAGCAACTCACTTAAATAAAATCTAATTCGTATATTTTATATTTTTCGTGTCCTGAAAGGAGAAGAAACATGGATTTTGCAAATGCAATGAAAGAAGAAAGCAAGTTTACAAGAACCGAAAACGGAGCAGTTGCGCTGAATACTACAAGCGATGCAAGACTTGACCTGTTCGGAACTATTGGCGCATTGAGAGAAGCTGATGAAAATAGAATCACCACTTTATTCTCAGAAGCATTTGAACAGGATAAACTCTTTGCCACAAAGATTGCTTTTTATGCAAGAGATATTCGTTACGGGCTTGGAGAGAGAAAAACTTTCCGAACCATTATCCGTTACATGGCTGAACATCATCCAGGAGCACTTAGACCGAATCTTGACTTGATTGGAGTATTCGGGAGATACGATGATCTGTATGAACTGATTGGAACACCAATGGAAGACGATATGTGGAAAACCATGAAGATTCAGTTCGAGGAAGATTTGAAGAATCTTAATGAGGGAAAAGCGATTTCTTTACTTGCTAAATGGATTAAGACTGCTGATGCAAGTAGCAGAGAAACTAGGAAGTTAGGAATCTTGACTGCACAGAAGTTGGGTTATCCAGTCTACAACTTCAAAAGGATTGTTCGTAGTATGAGAAAACAGATCGGTGTTGTTGAAAGCCTTATGTCTGCCGGTAAATGGAATGAGATTAAATATCCAGAAGTTCCGAGCCGTGCAATGATGATTTATCGCAGAGCTTTTGCAAAACATGATCCAGATGGATTTAATGATTTTATTAATAAGGCTGATAAAGGAGAAGTTAAAATCAACGCTTCAACTTTGTATCCTTATGACATCGTTGAAAAAATCATTTACGGACGAGAGAACAATAAAGTTCTTGAAGCACAATGGAAAGCACTCCCAAATTACATAGAACAGGGAACAAATGCTTTGATTATGGCTGATGTATCCGGTTCGATGACCGGAAGACCAATGGCAACGTCAATCGGATTGGCAATATACTTTGCCGAAAGAAATGTTGGGGCATACCACAATTTGTTTATGACATTTTCGAGCAATCCAGAAACAGTTGTTTTAAAGGGTGAAACCCTTTCACAGAAAATCAATAATGCTAAAGGGGCAGATTGGGGCGGTAGTACAAACCTTAAAGCTGCATTTAAAAAGGTGCTTGATATCGCAGAAAAAAATAATATTTCACAGGAAGAAATGCCAAAAGCTATTGTCGTAATTTCTGATATGGAAATTGATTATTGTGGAAATCGAGATTGGTCATTTTATGATAAGATGGCAAACAAGTTTCATAAATCTGGATATGTTATTCCAAACGTTATCTTCTGGAATGTAAACAGCAGACATGATGTATTCCATGCAGATTCCAAGAGAAAAGGCGTACAACTTGCAAGTGGTCAATCTGTAACAGTTTTTAAACAAATCTTACAGAATCTTGGATACAATCCGATTGAAGCTATGGAAAACACAATCAATTCAGAAAGATACGCTTGTATTACTGTCGAATGAAGCAAAAGTGAAACCCATCCCAGTTCCTTTGAAAAGAACTGTCCGTGACAGGCGGGATATGAAACATAGCTCAGTGGTAGAGCAATGATATTGAATATCATGTGACACAGGTTCGATTCCTGTTGTTTCTATCTGGAAAATTGCCATTGCCAGAAGTTGCATTTTCCCCCTTAAAGTTCCAGTGTTTCTCGTTGGGAGATTTATGCCGTTCAAGTCGGCGCACTGGACTTTTATAAATCGAGGTAATTTATGAACGAAAAATGTTGTAAAAATTGCAGAAGACATGATGACTTCACATGGGTTTGCTTCAATGGTAATAGCAAACATTGTGCAGACTTTACGGAACCAGAGTGTTGTTGCGAATATTGGGAGAGAAAAGAAGATGGAGATATGCGGTAAAGAAATAAAAGACGAATGTTCAAACTGCGGGAATATCCTTGAATGCGAGCTGTTCCGCCAGGGGCATGGAATAAAACAGGAACGTGAAAACATAGCTAAAATGATTGCCTGTCAGATGAAGCACAGGGAGAAGAGGGAATTTGAATGCTAGATTTACTTGATAAACGCAATTGTCCTGTTTGCGGTGGAATATTGAAATGCGAAAATGCCGATTTCACAAACCCTTTTATAGAAAAAGGACTCTTTTTAAATGTGACATGGCAATGCACCAATTGCGGCGCTGAATATACCGCAAAACTTGAATTAACTTCAAACGGATATGATGTGCAAGACCGTGAAGCACATATTGATGTAGAGGATAATTTTTCAGCCGAAAAATTTATGCTTGGAAGAGACAATTTTCGAAGACAGAGGTGGTAAATATGAAATTTGAGGATATGGCAAACTGGACAGAAGAACAGTTGAAAAATGAAGTTGTTCGTTTGGCTGATGAATGCGAGAAAAAACAGCATATAATCCTGGACTATAAAGCTTTATCGGAGACACTTAACCAAAAGCTTCTTGAAAATGATAACTGGAAGATTCCGATTGATGGAATTGAAAATGTAGATACTGGTCATCCATCTATAGAATGGTATGAACAACGACACCGGGATGACTGTATTAGAATCAACGAGTTAACTGTTACTGTTGACACATTGGTTGACCGATACGCTAATTTAAGGAAAAACAAAGGAATGTGCTGATATGGGCGAAAAGAACGAATTAAAGCATTTCTTTACATGTAATGGAAAAGTTATTGAAACAATACCAGAGATTTCAATTTCGGATGGTACTGTTATCGAAGGCGGTATTCTTCACAGAAATGAGGACGGTACACTTTGTAGCATAGGCAAGCCGTTAAGTATTGAACTTGAATGTAAATTCAGTGATGAACTATTTTGGACACTAGTTGCCCCAAATCAAATAAAACAGAACAATTTCCGAAAAATGCATGGCATTCCGAAACGGAGGAAAATTAATGGATCAAGAAAAAATAAGCATTGAAGAAGCCATGAAAATTGGTTTTAAGAAAATACCAAATAACTGCTTAAAAATGAATAAAAAGCCAAAATTTAGACAAATTGCTGGAAGAAAAGGGAAACGGAAATTTGATAATGTTTTTAAATCTGTTGCGCGGCGAATGATAAAAAGGGCAGCCAAAGAGGGAAGACCAATAAAGCATAAAAGAAATAGAAAGGTAAATAAATGAGCATTAAGTCAGCATTAGAATCCGAAGGAATAGATTTTTCTGAATACATGAACCCACCCGAACCGTGGAATGGACAGGCATTATTGAGGAATATCAATGGAGTGAAATACGCCTGTTGCCCTTTTTGCCAAAAGAAAGCACTTCTGATTAGCCCAAACACGAAGATTCAGCACTTGAAGTTAAAATGCAAGGGTAGCAACTGTAAGAAAGAGTTCGAGGTGAATGTATGAACACAAAACGGATTAAATGTATTTTGACAGGTGGATGCAAGTTCAAAAGTTCGGATACAGAATCGAAATGCAATGATAAAGAAAAGACTTGCACCATTACAGAAACTTGCTACAAATGTGGGAAGAAGTACACTGCCGTATTTACCTACAAACAATTAGGGATTCCAGTGAGGTGAATGTATGAATTGGTTTAAAGAAAAATGTTCCCACCTATATGAGGAAATTGGGAAATGCTATGACAGAATAGATTACGGAAATGGTACTCATATAAATGCTTATATTGTAAAAAAATGCAAAATATGCGGAAATATTACAGCCAAGACTGTATATTCAAATGAATTTACAAGGTATACATCTCCTGTAAGAGTTGATGATTGTGTAAAAAAACTGATAGCTAAAGGATATGTTGACAAGGTTGATTTCTTTTTGGAACACGAAAATGATAATATACCGTGGAAATAAATGGAGGTCTATTGAGTGAAGAAGGCAAGAAAAATATGTTGGATAATTGCGAATTTTATTATATTCAAGTGGGTAGCAGATTATTTGATAGCCACAATTCAAATAATGGTTGAAAATCATTGGGGATTTTCGGCAGTACCATTACTGTTTATGGCAGTATTCGCAGAGTGGAAAGTAATTGAAAATATTTTTTTAGAATTAAAAAGATGATTTTATCAAGAAAGGATATGTATGACAAAACAAGAAGCCGTAGTAATTGAAACCTATACAGGAATTTGTATGCTTACAGGGGATGACCGAAAACTTGCATACGAATACGCAGAAAAACTTTTAGGTCATCCGATATATACACATGAATTTCCAAAATATGCTGACAAGCTGAAAGAACTTAGTAAGTCAGATTTTATTGAAATTTGCAGAAAGTTAAGTGATTAAATTGTATGGTTCAAATTAAGAAACATTCCGTGTATACATCCATAACCAGATGGATTAGAAAATTGTAGATATTGTGAAAAATATAGTTTTGAAAAATATTTAGAATACAAAAAACAAAAAGAAAAGTCAAGAGAGCCACATGAGAGCCAGACTAAATCCTAAAATGAAAGGAGGTCTGGCTTTTTTTATGCAAAAATTCACAGAAGGTTCGCTTGAATGGTATCGGACGGTCCTAAATCAGATTATCAGTAGTGACATGACAATCTATCAGAATCAAAAAGATTGCCTTGATTTGCTCTTAAATATGAATATTGACCTTCCTTTCGACAAGAACCAAGAAGCACGGAAAATGGCTATGAAAGTAAGTCAATACTCACATAACATAGCAGAGAAGTGTGCCGCATTAACTGGCAGTGGTGATTTTGATGATATCTACTGGCAGTATTTGTTACTAGAAGCACCACATTTATTTGAAAGTTACTTGCTTTATATGGAAAAAAATAGACCAGACAGCAAGAAATTTTATATTCCACGAAGAAAAACACTACATGTGGTAGCCCAAGACCTACAAGATTTGGAAGAAAGAAAGATAGAGTTTTATGGTTTATCGCTTCCAAGCCGTGTTGGAAAATCTACTATGTGTATTTTCTTTATGTCTTGGATAATGGGTAAAAGACCGAATAGCCATAGTGCCATGGGTGGTCATTCTGGAAAGCTGGCAAAAGGATTTTACGGAGAACTTCTTAATCTCATTAATACACAGGAATATAACTACAGTGAAATTTTTCCACAGTCGAAACTTCAAAAACAGAGTGCTGATGATTTTGAAATAAACCTGGACAAGCCAGACAGATTTGCAACAATGACTTGCCGTGGTATTGAAGGAACTTGGACGGGTGCCGTTGATATTTCTTCTGATGGGTATTTGTACGTGGATGACCTTGTAAGAGATAGACAACATTCATTAAGCCCCACCCGATTAGAAAATACATATCAAGAATATCTGAATAAGATGGTTGACCGTAAGATTGACGGCGCAAGGGAGCTTATGGTTGGAACTAGATGGAATTTATATGACCCTCTCGGAAAAATCGAGAAGCTAAATCACGATAATCCAATGTATCGGTTTAGAAAAATTCCAGCTTTGAATGATGAAGGTAAATCGAATTTCGATTATGAGTATGGCGTTGGATTTTCAACAAAATATTATGTCGATATGAAAGCTAGGTTAGACGCTAACGAATGGGAAGCCAAATATCAGCAAAAGCCCTTCTTACGTGAAGGAATTGTGTTTGCAGCTGACGAATTGAGATATTATAACGGCGTTCTTCCAGAAGGTGGATTTGTTAAAAATGTTTCTGCTTGCGATGTTGCGTGGGGTGGTGGCGATAGCTTATCAATGCCAGTGGGTGCAGAATACGAAAATGGAGATGTGTATATATATGACTGGATTTTTAGCACAGCGCCAAAAGAAGGAACATTGCCATTAGTTGTTGGAAGAATCATGGGTAATAATATTCAATCCATTAATTTTGAAGCGAATAATGGTGGAGATATGTATGCCTATTATGTAAATGAACGGTTGAAGGAACATAAATACGCTTGCAGCACGACAAGTACAAAAGCACCTTCAAAACAAGCAAAAAAAGAAAAAATAAATCAGTATTCCGGGGATGTTAAGCAGAATTTCATATTTTTGGCTCCGAAATATCAAGACAAGCAGTATCAAAAGGCTATGGATGAATTAACGACCTTTGTATATATTGGCGATAATGAGCATGATGACGCCGCAGATGGAGTTACACAGCTTGCAATAACACTTGCTGGAAAAAGATTTGCAGAAGTAAAAGCAACCAAAAATTTTATGTGGGGAAGGAGATAGAATATGATGACTGCAACTCAATATTTACGCCAGATTGAAAATTATGATAACAGAATCAAAAACAAGCTTATCGAAGAAGAACAGCTCAGTTCTCTTTCCACAAGTGTATCTGCAATCCCTGTTGGAGAAAAGGTACAAACTTCTGTAAAACGTGATCCGATGGGAGATATGGTTGCAAAGATATTTGATCTGCGAGAAGAGATTTCAAAAATGATATCCGAATTTTTACAAAAAAAACAGGAAATAGTCCGAACCATAGAACAGGTTGAAGACCCGTTGCTGTACAACATACTATTTAAGCATTATGTTGAGTACAAATCATTGGTTCGTATCGCAGATGAGATGGGTTATTCAGAGATTCACATTAAAAAAAAGCATTTAAAAGCCATAGCAGAAATAAAAAAGATAAAAGGTTTCGAAAGATGATACCGAAGTATACTGAAATATACTTTTAATATGTGTAAAATATAAAGTAGAGCATTGGATTAAAACATCCAGTGCTTTTTATTTTGCAGAAAGGATGGTTCGGCTCGTGAGAAATACAATGAATTTTGTAGATTTATGCCGAGGTGAATTCGGTAGAAAAGTAGCCTACACAGGCGTTGACCGAATCACTCCACAAAATGTAGTAAAAGTAGTATCAGATACAATTGGCATACATAATAAAAATCGAACATTGATTGATTACTTGTATCGGTACATGAAAGGCGATCAGCCAATATTGTACCGAAATAAAATAGTCCGTCCAGAAGTTAATAACAGAGTGGTTGAAAATCACGCATTTGAAACCGTGAAGTTTAAAGCTGGACAGATTTGCGGGGAACCAATCCAATATGTATGTAAAAAGAAAAATGCAGACAAAAAAATAAATGAGCAAGTTGATTTGTTGAATGATTATCTGGATGAAGCCAATGCAGATGCAAGAAACATCCAAAGGGCAATATACCAAAGTGCAACAGGAACTTCTTATAAGGCCATACTGAAAGAAGAGGATTGGACAAAAAACGGAGATTTACCGCCGTTCAGAATCTTTATTCCATATCCAGGTGATTGTTACATTGTATACTCACAGAGAAATGGGAAACCAATGCTTTCCGTACAGATTTTAAAAGATGAAGATGAACAGCAATATTATTTATGTTATTCAAAGAACCAGTTTTTTGAAATCAAGAATGGGAAAGTAACTAACTACGGCATCAATGGTTTTGGCGGTATTCCAATTGTTGAATGCCCGAATAATCATGACAGGCTTTCAGATGTTGAAATTGCAATCACATTATTTGATGCAATTAACAAATACCAGTCTGACAGATTAAATGGCGTGGAACAGTTTGTGCAAGCCTTTATGAAGTTCAAGAACTGCGAGGTAGATGAAAACGAGTTTTTGAAAATGGTAAAACTTGGTGCCATCTCTGTAAAAGATACTGGAAATGGCTGTCAGTCGGATGTTGAACTGATGACCGCTGAATTGAATCAATCAGAGAGCCAGGTTGCAAAGGATGATATCTACAATAACATGCTGATTGTGGAAGCAATGCCAAACCGCCAAAGCAATAGCGGAGGGGATACAGGAAATGCTGTATACCTTCGTAATGGATGGGACTTCGCAGAAAGAGATGCAAAATTGGTAGAAGCATTCACCAAGGAAGCTGAAAAGGAATCTGCTAGAATTATTCTGAATATTATCCGTGGTACATCAAATGATGTTAATATCTCAACCCGAGATTTTGATGTAAAGATAACCAGAAACCCAACAGACAATATGCTTGTAAAAGCACAGGCACTTGATTATCTGTTTAAAAATAAAATTCATCCGCTTATTGCACTGATTACTTGCGGTTTATTTAGTGATCCGCAGAAAGTCTACGAAATGAGTTTACCGTATCTGGGAACTATTTACCCGGAACTGGCAGACCCGGAAGCGGAAATGCAGAAAGCACAGCAATTACTTGACGGAAAGTTTCAAAATCCGTCCAAAACAGAACCAATGGCAAATTCTCCATCTAACGAAGAATGAACCAAATTTCGATTATTTAAGGAGTTTTAGAGAAATCTAAGGCTTCTTTTTTAATACCCAAAATCAAATAAATTGCAACAGCCCGTGAGCGTAAATCGGGTACAGACCATGTGCGGAGCGAACCGTGTTGAAAAAGCGTATTGGACTGGAAGAAAGGAGATTTCAATGACAAGAGAACAGGCAAAACAGGCACTTATCGGTATGGGAGTTGCAGAACCTTCCGAGGAACAGGTTTCTAAGCTTCTTGATTCTATTTCTGCTGAAACTAAGAAAGAGAAAGACAAAAATGTTTCTCTGAAGGAAAAAGCTGAAAAAGCAGATTCCCTGGAAAAAGAGTTGGAAGAGTTGAAAAAGCAGAACATGACCGAAGCAGAACGGCTAGAAGCTGAACGCAAGAAAGAAAAGGAAGCAGTGGATAAGGAGTTAGCTGATTTGAAAGCTGCGCTTGCAGAATCCAACAAAAAAGCCCTTACCAGTGAAATTACTTCTATGTTCGCAAATGCAGGACTTTCAACCGAAACATACGCGAGTGCTATTAAAGCATACGCATCTGCACCGTATGAGAAACCAGAAGATGTAATGAAAGAAGTCGAAACTTTTGTTAAGGGAGTTTCCGAAGCAAATAAAACAGCACTCGATACCGCAAAGGCAGCTTGGGAGAAAGAAGCATTAGAAAACACTCCGAATCCGGGTGGTGGTAGCGACGGCAAACCTACAGTGAAAAGCGATGCTGCTGAATTTGCAAAAGCTTACTCAGCAAAAATGAACCAGGAAACTAAATCAGCGGACGATAACGCCCCTGTAAATATTTAAGTAAAGGAGATATAAATAATGGCTTTTATGAAAACAGAGCAGTATGAGTCCACTCCAAATATTCTCGAATCCGAGGTCGGACTTGTACTTAAAACCTACACAGCAGACCAGACAAATGCTAAAACAGTTGGAACTAAGAAAATTATTAAAGCAGGTTCCGTATATCCAACAAATGCGACAGGCGCAATCGGCATTGTATTTGAAGATGTTGATATGACAGATGATACCAAGAGACCAATTTCCGTGATTGTCGCAGGCCGTGTTCTCGAAAAGAGACTTCCAGTAACAGTTGACACTACTGCAAAAACAGAGCTTGAAAAAACCGGAATTGTTTTTGTAGTCACAGAAGACCCAGTATTTTAAGGAGGTATGACAAATGCCATTTAATGTATTAGAAACAATCACAGAGGAAGAGAGACTTAATTTCTCCCAGAGTTTTGATGTAAAAAGACCTGGCATCCTCGGTACTATTTTCCCGGATACAAAAACCCAGTATCTGAAAGCAGAGTATTACAGACTTATGGCTGGACAGCGACTGCCAGAGGTAGCTTTTGTTCACGCACTTGATACCGAAGCAGAAATCGGTTCCAGACCTGGCTTTGAAAAGGTATTGACCGAGAAACTTTTCATCAAGAGAAAAATCAATCAGTCTGAGCGATTACAGCAAGCAATCGAAAATGGTGTTCCAGATGACAATAATCTCAAAAAATTTGTATTTGACGATGCAGCCAATCTTTTTGAGGGCGTAGTCGCAAGGGCGAATGTAATGAAAGGCCAGTTCCTTTCCACTGGTATTGTAAAAATTAAGGAAAATCATGTGGATATGAGCATTGATTACGGCGTTACATCTGATGCAAAAGTAACACTTACTGATTGGTCTAAGCCAGACGCAGATATCATGGGCGATATCTCAAAGATGGTAGCCATTGCAGAAGATAACGGATATGTGGTAAACAAAGCTCTTACTTCTCTCAATATGATTAATTACATGCGGAACAATACTGCAATGCAGACCGCAGTTCTTGGAGCTGCAAACAAACGTCTTCTGACAAAACAGGAGCTTACAAATCTGCTTATGCAGGAGTACGGATTCACAATTGATCGTTGTGATGAAAAATATCGTTACAGAAAAGCAGACGGAACTTTGAAAACAGGAAGATACTTCAAAGAAGATGTGTTTACTTTGTATGAAGCAAATGCGAATGGTTCCTTTGGTTCCGGTCTTTGGGGCGTAACTCCAGAAGAGCTTGAATACAGACAGTTTATCCAGGAAGAGAATCGTTCCTTTGTTACTCTTTCCATGTGGGCTACACCAGACCCAGTTGCAGTGTGGACAAAAGCATCCGGTATGTTTGTTCCGGTCGCACCGAAAGCTAACGGCGGTATCGTTATCGGTACCAAGGCGGGGGAATAACCGGGCATAGTCTCGATGAAAACAGCCAGTCACCATCTGTAGCAAGTGCTTATGATGAATCAACACATAAGTATACAGAAAGCGAGTTGTCTAATATGACTGTATCTCAGTTAAGACAACTCGCAAGTGATAACGGCTATGCCCTGACAGCAACTAATAAGGCTGGAATAATATCAGAGATTTTATCTCAGCAAAGGTAGGTGATTAAATGGACGAACAGCTTATAGAGGATTTGACAAATTATCTTGAAGATGATGCAGAAACTGCGAGGATGATTCCTCTTTCGGCAAAGAGGGCTATTCGTTCATTTAAGAAAAAAAGGAATTATCCTTCATCTTACAGTGATGAAAAAATAAATTCCGATATGGAAAACTGCTATGATTGCATATTTGATTTGGCTCTTTTCTTTCTGGTGAAACAGGGAGCTGAATTCCAAGGATCACATTCCGAATCTTCTGTAAACAGAAATTGGACTTCCGAAACTGAAATTTATGTAAATCATGGTGTTTTTCCATTTATCGGATTCTAAGATGGTGTGTGCGTGATACGTCAATCCTCCCACGTATCGCAGGGGTGCTTCAAATTAGGTGGGTAGAAGCAATATCTTAAAAAATGGGAGTGATGGAAAGGAATAGCGATGGGATGTGAACACGAGTGTATCAACGAACACCGCTTGAAAGAATTGGAAAGTGCCGTCCATGAGATGAAAGAAAAGCATTCCAAAAGGGATGGAGTTTTTTTTGAACGTATCAATGCTTTAGAACAGAAAATTGCTTTATACAACAATGACTTGGGACACATTAAGGATACAGTTGACGAAATGAACGACAATTTAAAATCACTCATGGAAAAGCCAGGAAAGTTACAGGACAAAATAATTGCTTATGTCATAACTGGCATAATTGGTATTGTTTTAGGCTTTGCCCTAAAAGGCATTTTCCCGGTGTAAATATTGATTCCACTACAGGGAGGACAGTGGAATGGATGATTATAAAGACTTTTCGGAAGATGAAAGAATCTTCTATTTGCGTGAAGCTGGATTTGATTCCAGAGAAAAGGAGTTATTCCGATTGCGTGTTTATGAAGAAAAAACGCTTGCAGAAGCTTCAGAAATCATGGGCTACAGCACGAGAACCGTAGACCGCATAAACAGAAAATTAAAGAAGAAAATTATGAAAGTTGCCCCGATGTATTGTCGGGGCTTTTCTTTGTATTCATAAAATGTGGCGTATTTATGGCGTTATCATGGCGTGTTAATCAACCTCTTATTATTGTAAAATATAGTTATAAAAACAAGGGAGGTTTGAGATATGCAGTATGGTAATCCGTATTTTGCGCAACCATTTCAACAAATACAGCCGTATCAAGATAGATTAGCACAATTGCAGAATAGTTATCAGCAGGCAATGCCATACGGACAGGCACAGATTCAGCAACCAATACAACAAATGCCACAAGTACCACAAATCCCCATGTTGCAAGGACAGATGGTTGATGGCATTGATACTGTAAAGGCAAAAGACGTAGATATGTCTGGGAACCCTGTCTATTATCCAAAAACTGACGGTACAGAAGTTTACCGAAAACAATTACAGGCAGATGGAAGAAGTAGAATTTTCACTTATAGACTTGTAAATGAAGGAGAACAACCAGAAAGCAATAACACAAATCAAGTTGATATTGTTTCGCTGATTAACCAACTTCGTGATGATGTTCACGCAGAGATTTCTGAAATTAAAGAATTATTGCCAATACAATCTGAACCGCCCAAGACACAGAAGGGAGGTAATCAGAGATGAATTTCAACCCAAATACAATAATGAAACAAAAAATTCAGCAAATGATTTCTCAAAGGTTCGGAAGTGTTGATAACATGATGAACGATATGAGTAAATTTGCTGGAAACAATCCAACATTAAAAAATGCTCTGGATTTGTACAAACATGGTGATACAGAACAGTTGCATCAAGTTCAGCAAAATATATTTAAAGAAAAGAATTTTTCTCCCGAAGGAATTTTAGAAAAATTTTTAGGGATGAAATAACTTCCCCATAATTGGGTGATTCAGAATCGCTACAATTTGGGATGACAGCCGCGGATGTCTCCTATTGTAAATAAAATTTAAGGAGACTAAAAACATGATGAATGGTTCAAATTATAGTCTTAGCGACATTGCAGCCGCTACAGGCTCTAATAACCGTGCAAATGACATGTGGGGCGGCGATGGTTTTTCCCTTATCTGGCTTGTCCTTATTTTCGCAATCTTCGGCTGGGGCGGTTTCGGCGGCTTTGGCGGCTGGGGCGGCAATGGTGGAAACGGTACAAATGGTGCAGGTTTCCAAGGATGGGCTACCAGAGCGGATATCAACGAGGGCTTTGCTCTGAATGATATTCAGAATGGTATCAGAGGTATTCAGCAGGGCATTTGTGATAGCACATATGCGCTTAACAATACCATGCAGAGCGGTTTCAACGGCGTGAACGTCGGAATGCTTCAAGGTTTTAATGGCGTTCAGCAGGCAATCAATGCTGATACTGTAGCTGGTATGCAGAATACCAATGCATTACAGTCTCAGTTAGCAAGTTGTTGCTGCGAGACCAGAGAAGCCATCCAGGGTATCAACTATAACCTGGCTACCAACACTTGTGCATTGCAGAACACAATGAATAACAACACCAGAGACCTTCTGGAAAATCAGAACAGCAACACGAGAGCGCTGTTAGATTTCTTAACTCAGGATAAGATTGCAACATTACAGGCAGAGAATTCTGATCTGAAACGTGCTGCTTCCCAGGATCGCCAGTCTGCATTGCTTACAACTGCAATGGCTTCTCAGACACAGCAGTTAATCAATGCAATCAATCCTGCTCCGATTCCTGCATTCCAGGTTCCGGCTCCATATGCATACGCAGGATGCAATACATATGGTAACGGTTGTTGCTAAGTAACTCACCCTTAGAGGTTGACTAAATTCTAAGAGGTGGGTTGCGGCTCACCTCTTATTGATTGAGAGGTAAAAAATATGGCATGTAAGAATGTTTGTAAGCTTTGCAATCACCTTGTGCTGTCTACTGCAATTGCATTCACAGGTGGAAATCTTGTGGTTACTATCCCGGAAGGAAGCTACAACAATGGAGAAAAATACTGCATTGTTTTAGCACAGTCTATTCCAAATGCAACCACAATTACTGCCCCAGTTATGATTCAGATAGGAACAGGAACAACATTGTATCCGCTAGAGAATCGTTGCTGTGCACAGGTAACAGCATGTGGCGTAAGAACCAGAACAAAATATGCAACCAGAGTTGCAACAAGTGCTACTGGTGGAGCGTTCAAAATGTTAGGAAATCCGGCATGTAGTCCGAACAATAATCTGACTGCAATCAATGGTACAGCCCCAGCAGCAGACGCACCTGTTACACAGGCTGTTAGAAAGGGGGCACTGTAATGCATAAAGTTGCAATGGAAATGGGAAAATGGGCTATGGAAAAAGCCAAAACACATGGCTTTGATAATCTCAGTGCTCAAGATTGGGACGATTTGAAAGACTGCATGGAAGCAGTAAAATGTGCGATTTGCGCTGATAAAGATTATCGCATTGTGGAAGCTATGGATGAATGCGAACAGGAAGAAAAGTATCTTGGACGCATGGGATATGACCGTTACCGCTATTCAAATGGGCGTTTCGCTCCAAAAGGTAGGGGAACCAGAAAAGGTTATAGACCATATCTGTACATGGAAGACGATGACTGGATGGACGAGTATTTAAACAATCCAGAATTTGAGCACAATATGTACCGCATGGGATATCATCCAGACCGTAGTGATATGGAAATGGGTGACATGAATCGGAAGAAATCCAGATATGGCGAATCCTATGATAGATACGATGAGAATCGTAGACACTATCATGATTCCAAAGACACAGAATCCAAAAGAAAAATGGATGATTCCATGAAGGAGTACACATCTGACATTATCCGTAATCTCACGGAAATGTGGTCTGATGCAGATGCAACGCTCAGACAGCAGATGAAAACTGACCTGAGCCGTTTGGTTCAGCAGATGACATGATTACAATATTGATTAAGCCCTTGTTGCAGTAGTGCGGCAGGGGCTTTTTAGTTGAGAAAAGGATGGTGATAAGCCATGCTAAGGCAATTTTACATGAACGGTGACCTATGGAGAGTACAGTTTGTATCCCCACACGATAACGTATTAATTGACCGCACTGGAAATAGAACACTTGCTGTATCTGATTACTCCACAATGACAATTTCGATTGCGAACAACCTACATGGAGAACTTCTAAACCGTGTATTTATCCATGAGTTAGGACATTGTGTAATGTTCAGCTATGGTTTACTGCCAGAGCTTCACCGTATGGTTAAGAAAAGGTATTGGGTGGATGCAGAGGAATTTGTATGCAATATTCTGGCAGACTACGGACAGTTTGTTATTAGAACAACAAGAGATATTTTAGGAAACCAATTTACATACGTTTCCCCTGTTGGAATGGAAAGGATGACTGCATGAGAGGATTAGTCCGTCAAAAGCAAAAAGTATATTGGTCACGAATATCTGAAAAAACAGAAGGATTAGACCGTATTAAAGTTTATGAGAAGCCAGTTATATACTCTTTTTCTGTATCATCTACAGCCGGAACACCAGAAGAAATTGCAGCCGGAATAGTGCCAGATTATGACAGGTATATTACAAGCTTTAATCGAAATTTTCATCCACAGGAAGCGGACATATTTTGGATAGACAGAATCCCACAAATAAGCGTGGATGGAAACCTTATTTTGGATGAAAATGGAGAGCCCACAGTATTGCCAGACTACACACTAAAGAAGATTTTAGACACACAAAAAGGCAATATTGCCAGATATGGAATTTCTAAGAAGGGAAACGAAGATGGGTAAGACAATAAAGTGCGACTTATCCACGAAATCTATTCAAAATGCCATCAACAAATTAAAAGCTTACCAAAATGAGCTACAGAGGAAAAATGAGATTTTTGTAAAACGATTGGCTGAAATCGGGTTGGATGTTATTCAAACGACCATGGAGTCAATCCCGGATGAAGAAAAAGGTTCTTACTATACAGAAATCATCAACGATCAAAACGGAAATATAGTCGGGGCTTCTGTTAGACTATCTGGTGAAAAGGTGTTGTTCATTGAATTTTCAGCAGGAATAACATACGGTACAAATGATTATCCTTTATCTAGCGGAAGTTCTTACGGAATGGGAACATATCCTTCCAAAAAAGAAAAATCAGACTGGGACAATCCAAACGGCTGGTGGTACACAGATGAAAGCGGACGGCCGCACCATTCATATGGAAATAGAGCGTATATGCCTATGTATCACGCAGAACAGGCCATTATTATTGCTGTTCGTAAAATTGCTAAGGAAGTTTTTAGTTAATTTTTATCCACTCAATCCGATAACCAACGACATTTAAGATTTCCTCGATTTCAGAATACGAAAAAGTTTCTTTCCTGAAACGATTGCTAAAATTTTGAAAGGTAAAATTTGTTCCGTGCCTGTGATTTAATTCATCGTTAACTTGGCTCATAGTAAACCCTTGTGAAATAATTATTGCTTTTAATTTGGATTTTAGTTCCATAAAATGCTCCTAGTGATTGTTTGTTAAATTATAACATTATAAATATAAATTGTAAACTTTAATCTTCTTGAAAAAATAAACTATATAGTTTATAATTAAATTAATTAATTTATATAGGAGATGATTGTATGCCAAGACCTACGCCTGACTTTACCGGAATGAAATTTGGAAAATTGACTGCCCTTTACAGGATCAAAACGGAAAAAACTACAGGTCGTGGAAAACATGCTATGTGGATGTGCAAATGCGATTGTGGGAATACCAAAATCATAAGTTCCACAAGGCTTGCACATGGAAAGACAGATAATTGCGGGTGCATGGATTCTAAATGTAGAAATAAAAAAGGACAATTTACAAAGGGTGAAAATGTAAAAGATATTTCTGGTAAGAAATTTGGAAAATTAACAGTACTGAAATTAGATAAAATTGTTAATAGAAAATCTTATTGGATTGTAAAGTGCGAGTGTGGAACAATAAAAACAGTAAGAAACGATACTCTTAAAGTTATTACTTCTTGCGGATGCGACAAGAAAAAACAAGATATTATTAATTTTGGCATAACGAATCACCATGAATTGACTCACCATCCTGTTTACAGCATATGGAATGCAATGATTAATAGATGCGAAAATCCACATAATAAGCATTATAATGATTACGGTGGACGTGGCATTAAAATTTGTGAAGAGTGGAAGGATATACGAAATTTTTCAAAATGGGCTGATGAAACTGGATTTGAATTAGGCAAAAACCTTTCTATCGAAAGAAAGGATGTGAACGGTAATTATTGCCCCGAAAATTGTTGCTGGATTGACAGAAAATTGCAATCTCGCAATAGAAGAAATACTGTTAGAATTGATATGAACGGAGACAATAAAACGCTTTCAGAATGGTGTGAAATATACAATGTACCATATAAAAAAGTTATTGGAAGATATTGCAGGGGAATACGAGAAATAGATGATTTATTTTATAAAGGCAATTTGCAGATGAGAGATTTAGGAAGAGAGTAAATACAGAAGCCACAATGCCAATGTATAAGGCAAGCGTAGAAATCATTCAGAATATCCGTAAAATTGCCAAAGAGGTGTTCTCTCCTTAAAGAAGATACCATAATATACTGAATGATACCAACTAATTATGTTATCATTACAGTGTTAAATTGTAGCATAAAATGCAATGCGTTCACTTTAAAAGTGGGCGCATTTTTTATTGTGAGGTGACAGATATGCCAGACACAATAGAATCTCCTGTATTGGAAGTTTTTTCAAAATGGGGAGCGGCTGTTTCTAAGATTACTGGCGCAGACAATTATTCCATGGATGGGAGCGAGACAAATGCTTCTGGTAAAAAGGCATATGCACAGCTTTATATGCTTGGAAATCCAATTACGAGAGGTGACCTTGAAGGAGATGAATGCGCAACAATGCCATCATTTCAAGTAAATTGCTTCACCTCTGGGAGTAAAGCATTAACCAGATTGTATGAATTGGACAAGATAAGTCACAAAACTATGGTGAGCATGGGATTCCGCCGCACATACGGACCGGAGCCTATGTTTTTTGGTGACAGTGGAATCAAAAAGCTTGTAAGCCGATACAGCCGAATATATACAGGAACTTTATTAGATTAGGAGCAGAAATGCTTCTATTTTTTTATTCAAAAATATGAAAGGAGAATGTCGAATGAAAGCAGACAAATTACTTTGGCTGAAAGCAGCAGGAATTAGAGCCGTAAAAACAGTCGCACAAACAGCAATAGCAACCATTGGAACCGCAACTGTAATCGGCAGTGTCGACTGGAAAATGGTTTTATCCGCATCTTTACTTTCCGGCTTTTTATCACTGCTTACATCTGTAGCAGGATTACCAGAACTGAAAACAGACAAAGAAGAGTAGAAAGGCGGTGATCCGCTATCTCCCGGTACAGGGTTACGTGCATAAAACTTGAATTAAAGAAAGGAGCCTATCAAAATGGCAGATTTAACAACACTTGGCGTAACTTTTCATTACGGTGTTGAAACCGCTAAAGGAACAAAGCCAACTGCATTCACATGGTTAAAAAGATGTAGTTCCATCGGTGGAATTTCTCTTGACACAGAGCAGATTGACGTATCCGCACTCGAAGACTTCATTACACAGTATGCGTCCGGTAGACAGGATACTGGTGGTACTTGGGATGTAACCTTCAATCTTAACGCTGATGTTATCACGGCACTAAAGAAGCTTATGACTGATGCGGCAACAGGAAAGTCAAAAGGATTTAGAGTTTGGTTTGAAGTTGTATTTCCAGACCTCGCTGATGCATTCTTTGTTATCGCAGACCCTGGAAAAAATATTCCATTGTCTGATATTGGACAGAATGAAGCAGCAACAATTCCGCTGTCCCTCATTATTCAAGAGTATAAAGGCCTTGATACAAAAGTTGTTTCTGACGAACTTACGCAGGCTTTAGATACCGCAAAAGCAGTAGCAGATTCCACAGGTGCAATGACACTTAACTAAAAAACATGTCGGGAGGATTATAAAATGGTAACTTTTAATGTACATGGAAAAGAATATAAGGTTGTATTTGGATACGGACTTCTTACAAAAACAGATGTGCTGGACAAGGTACAGGGAATTACAGATGGAAAAGAGAGAAGCCTTCAGAAGATGATTTCTCTTCTCCCGGAACTGCTTCTTGCCGGACTTCAAAAGAAGCACAAGGAAGAGTTTGGGTATGAAAGTGATTCTGAAAAAGAAGCTGTTCTTAATAAAGTCTGTGACCTTTTGGATGATTACGAAGATGAAGGAACTGAGGAAAATCCGAAAAGCGGATTTGATTTATACCAACTTCTTGACAAAGAATTGGAGAAAAACGGTTTTTTATCCGGTCTGCTGAATGCAGTAGCAGAAGCACAGGCAGTGGAGAAGAATGCAACGAAGCTTCCACAGGATCACAAACAGAAAAACTAACATTTAGGGAAACTGTTTATCAAGAAATTCTTCCCTTGTACTTATCAATCGGTGTATCTAAAGAAGAATTTATGGATTCCACCCCAACAGAGTTAAAGCCTTATCTCGAAGCTGAAAAGATACGCCAAAAGAGGAAAGATGCCGAACTTTGGCAAGCGGGCATTTATGAAACATCAGCCACATTCACAGCTGTTGCAAATGCTTTAATGGGGAAAAAATCCAAAGCAGAGTATTTGAAGAAACCTTTACTGGAATCAGCAGAGGAAGAAAAGCGTAAACAGGAAGGCATACTTTCCGAAGAAGAAAAGAAAAAACAGAGAAACGCACTTTTGGCAAGCTTGCAACTCATGCAGGCGAACTTTGAGCTTAACCATGAAAAGGGCAGGCAGGATGAATAAGTCTTGTCTGCCCTTTATTTTTTTGATTAAAAGGAGGTGTTTTTATGGCTGATAATACCATAGATACCCTTGATATACAAATTAGCAGTAGTACAGAAAAAGCAGTACGTGCGCTGACTAATCTTTCAAATAAACTCACAGAAGTTAATTCCGCATTAAGCGGAGTTAATACAAACGGATTACGTAGTTGTGTAAGGGAACTTGGAAAGCTAAAAGAACTTGATATAGGGAAAATGACAAGCATTGCTGATGGAATTGGAAAATTCTCAAATTCCATAAAGACAATGGGTGGAGTAGATTATAAAGGTTCTGGTCTGAATGCAGTTATCAACTCAATCAACAGGCTTAGCCAGGTTGATGTTAGTGGATTTGATTCTGGAAAACTTGGAGAAATAATCCATAAATTAAGCAATTTGGCAGAGATTCCAGATGTATCTTCCGGTGTTAATCGTTTTGTTAATTCAATGGCTAGATTAGCCAATTCCGGTGAATATATTGCGAATGTATCAGCTGAATTACCTGCATTGGGAAGTAACTTGAAATTTATCACAGAAAGCTTTATTGGTGTTGATGGAATTTCAGATTCCGTAAATAGGTTTGTTCAGTCAATTGCACAATTGGCAAGCGCTGGGAATAAAATCGGGCAAACATCAAGCCAACTTGGAACACTAGCGAATGAAGTATTGTCGTTCTTCAATGTAATGAAAACTGCGCCAAGAATCAGCGAAAATACAATAAGAATGACAGAAGCTTTGGCACAGTTAGCTACTGCAAGTGGAAAAATAAATAAAGCCACAAATTCTCTTTCGAATTCATTTTCGAGATTATCAAATTCCACAAACGGACTTGGAAATGCTGGGAAAAAGTTATCATCCATGATTGGAGCTGCTAGTTCTGCTTTAACTGGATTTGGAAATAATGCAAACGTAACTTCAAAAAAAGTTGGTTCATTAACTTCACAACTTGCCGGATTATATGCGAAATTCTTCACGGTGACAAGAGGAATTAAAGCACTTTGGAATTCTGTAAATTCTGCATCAGATTATGTTGAAACACTTAATTATTTTAATTCTGCGTTCGATCAAGTTACTGATGGATTAGATATCAGCAAATGGCAGAATGCAGGAGTAAAATCCGCAGAGGAATATGTCGGTTCCTTTGAAAAGCGTGCAAAAGAGCTGACAAAAAAAATGACCGGATTTGAAGTATCAGATGCAGGTGATCTGACTAGAACAAAAGGCGTGAGCCTTGGACTTGATCCAAAACAAACGATGAACTATCAAGCTACTTATGCACAGATGGCGTCATCAATGGGGGCAACAGCAGATGCATCAACTAAGGTTTCACAAGCTTTAACAGAAATCGGAGCAGACCTTGCTTCTGTAAAAAATCTTGAATTCAACGATGTTTGGAATGATATGGCTTCTGGCATAACCGGAATGAGCAGGGCACTTGATAAATATGGTATTAATATCCGTGTAGCAAATTTACAACAGGAACTTTATAATCTTGGAATTGACGCTACTGTATCAAGTCTAAGCCAGTCAGATAAAGCTATATTAAGAACAATTACAATATTGAATAGTTCTAAATATGCATGGGCTGATTTGGCTTCAACAATTAATCAACCAGCCAACCAGGTTCGTATGTTGAAATCTAATTTCGAAGCACTTGGTAGAAGTATCGGAACATTGTTCCTCCCTATTGTTGCAAAAGTACTTCCATATATTAACGGTCTTGTTATGGCATTGGAAAGAGCTTTTTCTTGGCTCGCAAAACTACTTGGCATTAAGCTATCGGATTATGTATCTTCAACTGGAAAAGCTTCAGTCGATATGGGAGATATTGCAGACAGCACAGATAATGCTGCATCCGGGCTCGACAATGCAAACGACAATGCGAAGAAATTACAAAAAACTCTTTCTGTTCTTTCCTTCGATGAATTGAACCAGTTGAATGATAACAAGACATCAAGTTCAAGTGGAAGCTCGGGCAGCGGGGCTCTGGGAAGTGCCCATATACCAGAACTGGACGCTGCTTTCGATAAAGCACTTTCTGATTATCAAAAAGCATGGGATCAAGCATTTGCAAATGTTGAGAATAAAGCGCAAACTGTATCTGATAAGATTATCAAGGCATTTAAACAAATCAGAAAGAATGCAAAGCCAACCACTGCCGCAATAAAGAAGCTTTATAATGAAGGTCTAAGCAGACTAGGAAATTTTTCGATTAATGCTTTGAAAAATTTGTGGAAGAATTACCTACAGCCAATCGGTAAATGGTCATTATCAAACAACTCAGGACTTCCAAGATTCTTTAACATTACAAATGATTTGCTGACAAAAATCAACTGGTTAAAGCTCCAAACTTCTTTAGAAGGATTGTTTACTATGCTCCAAAAGCCAACACAATTTGTTTGGACGGGACTTATGGATTTTTACGAGCATTTTCTCGTTCCAGTCGGAACTTGGACGATGAACGGCGCAATTCCACAATTAGTTGATGCGTTGACCAGTTTCGGAAACAACATTCATTGGGAAGAACTTAATAAATCACTGAAAAATTTCTGGGATGCATTGGCTCCATTTGCAAAGAATGTAGGACAAGGCATTGTGGATTTTTATAAAGATTTACTTAATGTCGGAGAGAATTTCATCAATTCAACTGTTCCTGGAGGTCTAAATTCTATCGCAGAAGCAATAAAAAATATAAGTCCCGAAACAGCACAAGCTATAGGAAAGAGTCTCGGCCAAATTTCTTTGGCGATTCTAGGATTCAAAGGATTAACCTTTATTGGTGGAATCATTGGAAAAGACAGCCCATTAGGAAAAGGACTTTCTTTACTGGCAAAACATCCTTATGCGTCAATGGCACTTGGCATCGGTGGAATCGTACTTGCACTTGATAATTTCGGAGTTATTGATGTTGACTGGGAGTGGATTTGGAGCAGTATTGACCGTGTAAAAACCTCAATACAGAATTTTATTGATAAGGTTGATTGGAATGCTGTTGGAACTGCTCTTGGAAATTTATGGTCTGCATTCCAACCATTTGCAGAGGGATTTGCAGATGCGTTGATTACCGGGCTTGAAGGAATAATTAATATCGGAGCGGATTTAATTAACGGTATTGCAAATGCAATTAATTGGTTGGCTGAAAAATTAAGTGGAATTGATCCAGAATTTATAAAACAAGTTGGTGCTGCATTTGGAACATTGTTTGCAATCAAAATAGCCAAAGATATTGCCACCAAAATCTTTTCCTTTGCTAGCGGAATCGGTTCATTAGCTTCAAAACTTTTAAATTTCCCACTTGATACCGCATCTTCTCTTCCCACTATCATCGGTGATATTGGTGGAGCAGCGGAAACGGCTGGAAATGGCGGGTTTACTACACTTGCAGAAAAGATAAAAAATCTCGGTGATGTCGCACAAACAGCTGGTGGACAATTCCAAGGATTTTGGGGATACGCAACTAATTTAGGCGCGACTGCATTTGTCGTGGAAGGTCTTGGACAGGTAAAAAAAGCTATGGACTTTAAAGATTCCACAGCTGACGCATTCAACGATTTTGAAGTTGTTAGAAAAGCATTGAAAATCATCGAAGAACAAACTGGAATCTCTGGCGATAAACTTATCGGACTCGGCGGTGATTTAAAAAATGTGAAAGACAATGCATTTGATTTTGATGGACAGCTCCAAACCGTAGAAACATCACTTGAAAATCTTGGAATTTCTTCCGATACATTTAAGCAAGCATTAAAACAGGCAATGGAGGAATCCGATACCGCCACAAATTCTCATGTAAGTAATATTAATGAATATATCGGTACGATGGGGACAGAATTTGATAATGCGAAATCTGCATTAGAAAGACTTTCAAATCAAGCGGTAATCACTCCAACGCAGTTTGATGAATTAAGTGCTGTCCTTCAGCAACAAGAATCATCTGGTGCAACAGCCAGAGCCGCCTTCCAAGCCTTGATGGATAAAATGGCAGAGATGGGAATTGACACAGGAAAAGTTATTAAAGCTTTTTCAGAAGATGTTCCAAAATCTTCATCAACAATGAGCAAATCAGTGGAAACAGCTACGAAATCCATTTCTTCAAACTCTAAGACTGGTTTTGGAATAGCCAGTGCAGCTGTAAGCACGGCAATGGCTGGAATGAAAAAAAGCACAGAAAGCACAATGCCTTCCATTTGGTCAAAGATAAAGAACACGAATGATGATGTTGAAACCAACTCAAAAACAAATTGGGGAAATTCTGCAAATGCTGTATCGACAGCCCTCGGAACCATGGACACCGATACAAAAGATGTAATGGGTAAAGTTATGACAACCATTCAAAGCTATTGGTCTTCCGTTCTTATCAATACAAACCAGATTTGGGAAAAAGCTTCTGGTAAAGTTGACACGGAAACTGGGAAAATGCTTACTTATGCCGAAAATAATATGTCGTCTGTTGCAAGAGTTTTTTCTTCAATCAGAAAAACTATTAATGGAAATTTTTCGGGACTCTATTCTGTTGGGCTAAATGCGATGAATGATTTTAAACGTGGAATAGAATCTGTTGATATAAAAACGCCACATCTGCAAATGAATTATACTAACTGGCAAGAGGGCAATACTCACAAATGGAGATGGAATTCAAATGTGGAATGGTATGCTAAAGGTGGTCTTTTCAACGGCGCACAGGTAATTGGTATCGGAGAAAACGGTTCCGAAGCCGTTCTTCCGCTGGAAAATCCACGAACCATGAAGAAGATCGCAGACAGCATTGTTTCCAGTTCAGACGGAAGCATGGGACTTACAAAAGAAGAAATGGCAAAAGCAGTAGCGCAGGGCGTTGCAATGGCAATGAGTATGAACAGCGGAAACAAGAATCCGCAGTACATTATGAACAGTATTATTCTGGATGGAAGTGAAATTGCAAAAGCTGTAACAAAAGCCCAGAATGATACGGATAGCCGTTTCAATCCATCCCCGGCATATTGATTTTTGACTGATTGTGTGATATAATTTTCTCAATGAAGAAGTACACACGGTCTTGATTTTTGAGCCGCTAAGAAGAAATTAATATTTCTCGATTTTGAGGAATTTTTATCTTACTTGGCGGCTCTTTTTTATTTTATCCATCAATATAAGGAGGAATGGAGAATGTTGGTAGAAGTTATGATGATTGGAAAAGTAGAAACCAGTATTGTAACAAGCCTAGATATTGCGGAGACATTTGGGAAAGAACATAAAAGGGTTTTGCAAGATATAAGAGAACTTGAATGCAGTGAGGATTTTGGAAGGCACAATTTCGTGCAGTCCTCTTACGTCAATTGTCAAAATAAGAAACAGCCAATGTACTATGTAACCAGAGATGGATTTACACTTTTAGCTATGGGCTATACTGGCAAAAAAGCAATGAAATTCAAAGAGGGCTATATTCGGCAGTTCAATGCAATGGAAAAGCTCCTTATTGGAAAAATCAAAGAACGTGAAAAAGGAATTGCAGTAAGGCAAGCGTTTACCAAGGCAATTCAACAATCTTCTGAAAATGAAAGAATGCACGGACATGCCTATTCTACATATACGGACGTTATTTACAAGTCCATATTTGGTAAAAACGCCAAGCAGCTGAGAGAAGATTTTGGAATCTCCAGAAAAGAAAATATGAGAGATTGTTTTTCGGAAGAAGATCTTGTGAAAATACAAAATGCTGAAATGCTTGTAAGTGCGTTGGTCGGATATGGCTGGGGGTATAACGAAATTAAAGAATTTATTCTGAATAAAGGAATTAATAAAATTGCGGCATAAATTTTGATCTTTTAGACAGCTCGCATTTAAAATGAGGTCTGGAAATGTTCAAGGATATTGCTTATTTGGAAGTAGCTTAAATTATGGGAGGAAACTACAATGTCATATAAAAATTACATCTTAATCCAAAAGCATTTATTCCGCAGCGAATACATTTTCGCAGATACAGAAGAGTATCTGGCAGACCAACTTTTTAAGAATGAGAAAATTAGAGTGAATTTCGGAAAAGAATTTGGACATACAGAAGAGAAGTATCTTCTAATTTCCTGTAAAATCTGGAATAAAGACCAAGGCAAGTTTTTTAGAGCCATGGAAAAACTGAGGAATAAAATGCCACTGGTCGGGAAAACCGATTATGAGGAATTTTGCAAGGAAACATTCAAAATGTTTGATTAATTAATTCGGTAAAACCAGTGGGCTAGGTTGGCCGCCGAAAAGCGTAAACCGTAATACGCCTGTCCACTGTTTTATAATTACGGATTCTGGCGGTTCATGGTACGCCAACAACCAATACGGAGGTTATCTATATGAACAAAGAATTTATCAAAAATGTAGTCTTTTCTGATATCCGAAAAAATGACAATTTAATAAAACGTGGAGATCTTATCGACTTTGAACTTACAAAAATTCTGATGAATGCAAAAACAACAGAAATCACTAATGCATTTTATAGATATGATAACTTAACTCCCACAGATAAGGTTTTATATGAATATCAAATAAAATGTCCTATTTGCGGGAAAATATATACTCGGATGATTTCTAAAACTAGAATTTTAAATATGATTAAATGTATCAATAATAAAGACACTAATAACGAGTATTTCAGATGCGAAGAATGTGAGACAGAATATCAGAAGCAAATAAAGATCAAACAATCAATATCTCATGAAAAATGGGAAAAAGAAAGAAAAGAGGAACTTGCAAATCTTACTCTCAGATACAAGGAGTATTTAAATCCTAAAGCTTGCTTTAGAGATGGAGTATCTGCAAAAGACAAAATTAACTATATCATGTATCAAAAATATGGAACTAACCCAGATCAAGACGAAATATACAAAGAGATTAACAACATGGATTATAGCGATTTTTTACATACACCGTATTGGGATGGAGTTAGAAATTATAAGTTAAAAAGTGCAAATTACCGTTGCCAGCTATGCGGAAATAGTGGAAAACTTAATGTCCACCATAAAACATATGAAAATCACGGACGAGAACATATGAGATCAGTTGCAGATAACGATCTCATAGTGTTATGCGAAAATTGCCATAGAAAATTTCACGATAAATTAGACAGAGCGGCAGGTGAATAAGATGGAGAAAATTAAAAAAGTAGTTTTGCGTGAAGATTTGCTTGCTATTACAGGAGATTTTCGTAAAGCAATCATATTAAAACAATTTATTTATTGGTCTGAAAGAGTTTCCGATGCAGACAAATTCATTGAAAAAGAAAATGAAATCGCACGAAAAAATGGAGAAGAAGAAAAGGAATTATTTTATGGTTGGATATACAAAACAGCAGAAGAACTATCCAATGAAATCATGCTTGGCTTATCTGTGAGCCAAGTAAGACGGTATATCAATGAACTGGTTAATATGGGCTTTATTTCAAAAAGAAATAACCCAAAATACAAATGGGACAGAACTTTACAATATCGTGTTAGCCTTGTAAATATAGCAAAAGCACTTAAAGAAAAAGGTTATCCCTTAAGCGATTACAAAATTAATTTGCCAGATGATTTTTCCAATGCGCGTGAGTGCGCAATGAATGAAGCACCAATGAACGATCAATACGATTCAAACCGTCAAACAATACCAGAAACTACAAACAGAGATTATATTTCAGACATTAATGATAAACCAGATACTACATCTCCTACGGAGTTAAAAGAAAAAGAGAAAAATGCATACCACTCTAACGAGTGGTTCAATTCTCAACATATCAAAAATATGTTGACAGAAGAAAGCATCCAGTATACTCCAATAGACCGTAAATCTTTTAATTGGTCTGCATTCAAGAACCAGGTTGCAGTGCGTATTGAAGAATTGGGATATACGACAAGCCCATATACAACTAACCGCTTCCTGGTAGTATCAAAGTATTTCTTCAAGAGATACGAAGAACGAACCAGGAAGCCACACATAAAAATCAATCAAGACGCTTTGGACAATATCCTGGACAAGTTTGGATTCGGGCCAAATCCAGATTACTTCCAGAATGTTGAAATTGAAACATACATGAAAGTGATTGATGAATATTTCGGCACTTCATTCAGTCAGTATACGGATCACCATTATTCGCATTTCATGTCTGGCTACATACGGAAAAATTTGTTAATGAAAGTTGAGGACAGGGAGGACACACTATGATATTTTGGTTATCAGTAATCATTTTTACAGTCGGCGTTGTTATTCTGATTGCAAATAGAATAGGCGAATCTTTAAGCTACAAATATGAGTATTCAAACACAAGTGAATTTATACTAATCTTCGGTGCTGCAGTTGCCTTTATCGGTGCAGTATGGCTTTTGATTGCTGGATTGCCTTTAGTAACAAGCCAGACTACAATTACTGCCACTAAACAGGCTAATGTCGAAAAATACAAGGCTCTTACCTACAAGTTAGAAAGTGAAGCTTGCCGAGATCAATTCGGACTTCTAAACAAAGAAATTATTGACGAAGTGCAGGATTGGAATACAGACATCACCTACTACAAGTCTATGGAGGATAACTTCTGGATGGGAATCTATTACCCAGATGTGTACGGTGATCTGGGAACGATTGATTATGAGACATATGAGGGTAATTAATTGACATGATAAAATAACCAAATACGTTTCAAAACCTCTTGCCAGATAAAATATAGGCACAAGCCAAGAAAATTGAATTTTTATCAAAGAAATCAACTAATTGTGGAGAAAGGTAACAATGAAAATGAACAGACCATTATTTGAACCAGGAGATATCGTGCAGCACTTTAAGCGAGAAACTATCGAGAATCCGCGTGACAATGAATACCTGTATGAGATTGTCGGTTTTGCCATGCATACAGAAAAAAGGGAAGAGCTGGTGATATATAGAGCCTTGTATGGTGAAAAGAAATTATTTGCCAGACCGAAAAATATGTTTTACAGTGAAGTGGATCACAAAAAATATCCAAATATCAAGCAGAAATATAGGCTCGAGAAATATCATGGAGTGTTGTACGTGTAATGAATTTCAAGCAAACTTATTTCTCTATCTGGCAGGAAATATGGAATCTCCACAAGAAGTACGCATTTATATCAAAGGACGATATTCCCAAGTGGGAAAATCTCACCATGGAAGCAAGCCGGATTCACGATAAATACGCTGATTCAGTCGGTTCGAAATTTGCCGAAGCTCTTTTGTTTGCCGTAACTGCGGAAATTGATAGAAAAGCGAAATAGGACTTCCAGAATACGTCCCAAGGTGGTACAATATGGGTATCATACTAAGGAGGGGGATATTTATGGCACTGATTAAATGTCCAGAATGCGGTAAAGAAATAAGTGATAAGGCGGCAAGTTGTCCAAACTGTGGATTTCCGATAGCACAGGAAAGTACCACACAGGAGTCATTGAAGAAGCCAAAGGAATATGATATTGAAATGCTAGATTCCATGAGAATCAAGGCTTCAAAAGCGAATATTGAGATTTACTACAAAGGAAATTTATTACTGGAAGCAAATCCTATGGATTTTGTATTGAATTATGATAAGGAAGAACCAGACGATTTAGGGAGAGCACAGTTGAAAGTTGCTTTTTCAATTCCGAAATATGCAAAGCCTTTCAAAATTTGCTTATCAACAGGCTCTTCCACATATGAACAGGCAAAGGAATTTACAACAGAGATTGCAGAACGGTATTTCAAGAAACAGTATGTTGTTGAATGGTATATGCTAGACAAGAGTGTAATGGATAATTGCGACAGGGGCGAAGCAAACAAGACCAGAACAACTATTGAGAATATCGAAAAACCTAAAACATATTCTGCACCAGAACCACAGTACACGCCACAGCCGACAGCTACCAAGAAAAAGAAAAAAGGGGGATGCGCAAACTATTTTGGTTTTATCTGCCTTGTGTTTATTCTAATTGGCTGGTATTCATCTAAAACAGAGAAAAAAGCAGATACATCCAAAACACAGACGGAAAAATCCAGTAGTTACGAAAGAAAAGCAACTCCTACAGTAGAAGAGAAAAAACAGAATGTGGCTCCAATTACTTTTGATGATGAATTACAAACATTTAATTCTGGTGGATATGCTTATATTACTGACAGCGATTTATATAAATATGCTGTCAATATGAGCGGAGTTAAAATTTATACTGTCGCAACGGTAAGTGAAATCAAAGACAATAAGGTACAAATTACTATTGGTGATAAATATATGATGAGTAATTTTAATGTATCAGATAGTAAATTGTATGCAAAATACGAGAGTGGTCTTAAAGATGATGATGTAGTTGCTATTCTTGGAACAGTATCAAATGTAGATTCATGGGGATTTATGGGAGATTCCATAAATTTAGAGAATTGTATGGTATTCGCCAAAGGAGATGAAGCTAAAAACTATAAAAAGGATTCTTCAGATGATAGTTTATCACAGTATTTTGTAGTGACAGAAGAAGTTGCTAATTCAAAAGAAGTTTCAGAGGACGAATACAAGGAGCTTTGCCAGACGTTAGATTATAATGATATATTGAGAAATCCAGACAGTTACGACAAAAAACATTGTGTTGTCTCTGGAACAATAGATCAGTCATTAGAAGGAATGTTTGGTGGATATACGTTATATATCGTTGATGGAAACGGTAATAAATGGGATTGTTCATACAGATATGAGGATGGCGAAACACATTACCTGGAAGGAGATTGGATAACCGTATACGGAACTTGTAGCGGAACATCAAATTCTACAACACTTCTTGGGAAACAAGTAACATTGCCAAGTATAGATGTTGAATACATTAACTGATAAACTTAGGCTAGGGAGAAATCCCTAGCCTTTATTTTAGTTCATCCAGTCATATGTGTAAGAATCATTTACATATACTTCAAATTTATCTGGCGTTATTGTATCATAATTTCTGTCGTAAGGAAAGCTAAATTCAAGATAGGCTGTTGAGCCTGGATTTTCAACGTGAGCAAATTGATAATCATATCCAACTATTCTTCCATCTTTGTAAAATACGACTGCAATAGTTGTGTAAGAGTTTCTTTTTCCATTATTAGTTACTTTTACCATAACATTTCCAGCTCCAAAATTAGCTGAATAGTGTATTCCGGAATTGTTCAAAATAAGGCTTGAAGAAGCCTTTTCAATTTTTAAATTAACTTTGAAAGAATCCCAGGTCTTGTCAGCGTTCCAACCTTGAAGCGCACATTTTGAATGTGGAGCAAAAGCGTATATACTATCAGAATCCGTTCCAATCATAGAACCATTCAAAAAATAAACAAACTCAACTCTAACACGTACTGCATAATCATAATGATTTTCAAGAATTGCCACCGCTCCATACGGTGTAGATTCTGCATGATATGTAACAATATTCTTCTTACCGCTACTGTTAGTGCTAGGATTTCCTCCAAAACCACCATTGCCGTTAGAAGCCTTTTTCACGGTAACTTTACAAGTGTATTTCTTTTTGCCGACCTTTGCAGTAATCGTTGCGGATCCTTTTTTCTTAGCTTTTACTCGTCCTTTAGAAGATACCGTTGCAACAGATTTCTTACTACTTGTCCATTTTACCTTTCCCTTTGTACCGGTTACTTTTAATTGTAATGTTTGCCCGACTTTTAAAGTGGCTTTTTTCTTGTTAATTTTACCAGCCGCCGATACTGGAACTGCCATACAGACAATCAGTAACATTATGGTAAAAACTGCCAGTAACTTTTTGAATTTTTTCATATGCGTTTTCCTCCCTAAATCAGTATTATATACATATTTTACCACTCCAAAACGGATAGTGGAATAGGAAATTTGAAAAAAATAACGATTCATCAAAATGACGAATCGTCAGTAAAAACTGCCCATTAAAATTGAAGAGCAGGGTTTTTCATTGTGAGGAACGAACGGACAAATTGACCTGTCGCCGCTATGGCAGACTATATATGCTTACAAGGTGCGCAAATCTGAGCAGCTTATATGTGTTTTAGCCATACATGGCGAAAAGGCGTAGAAATTTCGACACCTTTTATTTTTAATAGGGGTGCTTCTAATTTGATGTACCCTATTTCTATGATTGATATTTTGAACTATCATCAATTTGATGACGGTCAGCACTTCAGTCAAATTGTCCGAGACTCAAATCGTGATTTTCACGAAACGCCAGCATTATAGCAAACCGTAATTTTTAACGTTTACCATTGTGGCGAACCTCAAAAATGGGGAGCAGGGGCTTGACGTTCATGTCGAACCCCAAGCCGCCGAAATTTCGGCTCCATTATTTTGTGGAAGCCAATTCCGCTAAAATTTTAGCAAAAAGGTGTTCGTCATAATGACGAGAACATTGATTGATACGTTTTCTAAAAAATAGAAAATGTTATTGACTTTTGTGGATACATATAGTATTATATATTTGTGGATACAAAAGAAGAGAGGTGAAAACATGAGTCCACGAACAGGGAGACCTACGGATGACCCTAAAATTCTGAATACAAGAGTAAGGCTGTCAGAAGATGATATTGCAATGTTGGAATATTGTTGTGAAAAAACCGGCAAGAAAAAGTCTGAGATTATCAGAGAGGGAATACGAAAGGTCTATCAAGAACTTAAATAACTAAATATGGGTATCCGCAAACTTTCCTACGGCGAACGGATACCCAACCAAATAATATGGTATACAAATTATAGCACTGTATACCTCTTTTTGGCAAATACTTTTTACTCGTCATCAATGACGAATGCTATCAAAGGAGATATACTATGGAGAATAATATTCAGATTTTTAATAACTCGGAATTTGGAAATATCAGAACAACTATGATTGACGGAGAACCTTGGTTTGTTGGAAAAGATGTGGCTTTATCTTTGGGGTATGCGAAACCATTAGGTGCTATTGCAAGTCACGTTGAAGAAGATGATTCCCTGAAACAGGGACTCACCGATTCTCTTGGAAGAATACAGGAAACCATCTTTATCAACGAGTCTGGTCTTTACGCCCTCATTTTCGGAAGTAAGTTAGAATCTGCAAAGAAATTTAAGTTGTGGGTTACAAAAGAAGTATTGCCATCTATCAGAAAGACGGGAACTTATGATTATCCAACACTTTCTGGAATCTCAAAAGAATTACAGGCAGTTATCGTAGTAGACAAGCGAGTAACCCAGGTAGAGCAGAAAGTTGATACCGTGAAACAGGAATTAGAAGATTTCAAACAGGATTTACCGCTTCTTGGAGTAGAAATGGACAAGGTAACAAATGCCGTGAAATCAAAAGGAACAAAAGTATTGGGTGGAAAGTCTAGCAACGCCTATAAGAATGGTTCCTTGAGAGCAAAGCTGTATAGAGATATTCATAATGAGGTGCGCAGACAGTTTGGCGTGACTACATATAAGGCAATCAAGCGTAAACAGTGCGAAAAAGCAGTAAAATTGGTTGAAGATTACAAGCCACCGATTTATCTGGAAGAATTGATTGATAACGAAAACGCACAGCAGAGATTCTTTTAATTAGATTCTTACAGGGATACACAGGAGGAAAATAAAATGACAAAGGCTGAATTACAGAAAACAATTGACGAACTGAACGCAGATAACAACGAGTGCTTAGTGCTTCTGGATGAGTATATGTACAGACAGAGAATCATTGAAAATCTTATCAATTTGAAAGACCTGTCAAAATTAAAGGGAATGTATCTCTTTACCAAACAGTTAATCGGGAAAGCGTGATCGTATGGCAAGCAGAATCCAGTTCAATGACTTTCAGAAGAAGAGCGTGTACGCCAAGTGCAACGGAAAATGTGCAATATGCGGTAAACCTGTCAAATTCAAGAAAATGACAATCGACCACATTACACCGCTGTCCCGGGGCGGCACCAATGATATTAAGAATCTGCAACTTGCGTGTAAGCGCTGCAACAGCATGAAGAGCAACATGACAATGGATGATATGATGGGGCAGATTTCCGAGATTTTGAAGTATAACCGCAAACAGAAGTTGATTAGAGCGTTGGGAGGAATTGTAGAATGATACCATAGTATACTGAATGATACTTTCACAGTATGTTATGATATAAAATCATAATAAGAAAATTTTAAAGCGTTTACCTTTCGGGGTAGGCGCTTTTTTGTTGCGTGTGTCCAGCAAAGCTGGACTACACTTGCCGGTGTAAGTCCGGTCACGGTAATCGCCAGTGAGCCGCGTAGTTAAACTCGGTGCGTTGTAGTAATACAGGGTGCTAAGCGAGTGGATAAAGTAACCTTGAAAAAGGTGCGAGCAATCATGCAGACCGTAACATAAAGTGAATTCTGCCGTATCGTTAAAAAGGTCTCGAAAGAGAGAAAAGGGAAGTTGAGCCTTGGCAAAATAGGCGAAAACCATGGAACGTGTGGAGAAACTGGAAAACAGCACGGAAGAATCCCTCGGTATAGAGGAAACGGTATGTATGAAAAGTGTAGTTCGGAACTGGAGAGACCCTACCCATCACCAAATGGTAAAGAGAAAGCGTATAAGCTTGGCGAAATCGTATTTCTGATGGAAGGGAGTCGGAGGGGAACATAGTACCGATAATGACTGTGCAAGAAAACGCAGTTTATGGGAAGGTTCCCTACTTCATTCATGTTTGTAGAGAGGGTAAGAGTGAGAGAATGTCATGCAGACTAATAACTCCAAAGAAAAAGTTCGACAACTTCAAAACAAACTATATCTGACAGCCAAGAAGTGTGACAGCCGAAGATTTCATGCACTTTACGATAAGGTATATCGAGATGATGTACTCTTTGAGGCATGGAAACGGGTAAAAGCTAACAAAGGTTCCAGTGGTGTGGATGGTGTCAAAATCGAGGATGTTGAAGCGATGGGAATTGAAAAATACCTATCAGAAATCAAATCAGAACTGATGAATGGAAAGTATAAACCATCTCCGGTAAAGCGAGTTATGATACCAAAACCAGACGGAAGTGAAAGACCTCTTGGAATACCAACGGTCAAGGACAGAATTGTGCAAATGGCTACAAAGATAGCAATAGAGCCAGTATTCGAAGCTGACTTTAGAGAATGTTCCTATGGATTCCGACCGAAAAGAAGTGCGAAACAAGCACTGGAAGTAGTAAGGAAAGCGTGTAACAACAAGGGCTATTATGTAGTAGACGCAGACATTGAAAAGTTTTTTGACAATGTAAACCAAGGAAAGTTGATGAAGCTGGTAGAGCAGAGAATATCAGACCGTAGGATATTGAAGCTGATAAAACAATGGTTAGTATCAGGAGTATTATATGGAAATGTACTGACAATCTCTGAACTGGGAACCAGCCAAGGTTCAGTCATATCTCCGTTACTGGCAAACATTTACCTAAACACACTGGACAGACTGTGGGAAAAGTATGGACATACTCACGGTATTCTTGTAAGGTACGCAGATGATACGGTAATCATTTGCAAGAATAAGAAAAGTGCAAATCACGCACTGAATTTATTGCAGTATATCATGGTAAAACTGGATTTAAAGCTACATCCAGTGAAAACAAAGATAGTCAGCATGTGGGACGGAAAAGAGGGATTTGACTTTCTCGGAATGCACCACAGAAGAATGACAACGGAAACACGCAAAGGACAACTGTACAAGGAAACGTATCAGTACCCAAGCAGAAAAGCCATGAAGAAAATGAAAGCCGAAGTCAAGAGGAATGTAAACAGACGAAGTCTGCTAGTTGCAAAGGAAGAGGATTTAATAAAGAATCTGAATCCGAAAATCACAGGATGGAAGAATTATTATTCCACCAAGAGAAACGAAAAGTGGATGCAGGCTCTAGACTGGTACATTATTTGCACTTTTACAAGATGGTATAACAAGAAACACCAGAGACGTAATCGTATGTCAAAGGTGGGATTTGTAAGAAATAGCATTTACGAAAAAGGATTAAAGAAAATGGCTAGAGCATGACGTAATGCTGTAGAAAGAAGAATGTCGGAAAGCCGTGTGAGGGAGAACCTCATGCACGGTTTGATGAGGGGCGGATGAAAATTTCATCCGCCTACTCTACCAAAAAATAAATCATAAAGGAGATATGAATTTATGCTGGTAGAAATCGTTGGAAAAAGATACGAAGAGAAACTTATTACAACAAGTCTGAAAGTTGCAGAGGTTTTTGAGAAAGAACATAAGAATGTTCTACAATCAATTGAAAATCTCGTGGCTGATAATTCAGCCGCCAAATTTTTTCAACTTACAACATATAAGAACCGTGGAAAAGAATATCCAATGTACGAAATGGATAGAGATGGTTTTTCCTTGCTCGTAATGGGCTTTACTGGTGAAAAAGCCTTACAATGGAAAATTAAGTATATTGAAGCCTTCAACAAGATGGAAAGCGAGTTAAAACGCTTATATACAGAACGCCAGCAATGGCAAATTGAACGTGACAAGGGTGTTGTTATTCGGCATATCCTCACAGATACAATTAAGATGAAAATAACAGAAAGCCCAAATAAGAGATTTGCTTATCCAAATTATACAAATCTGATTTATCGCAATTTATTCGGAAAGACAGCAAAAGAGCTTGAAAGTGATTATGGCGTAAAAGCAAAAGAGAATCTTAGAGATTTCTTCACAGGTGATGACTTGGCGAAAGTTCAGAGTATGGAAATGCTTGTAAGTAGCCTTATTAATTGCGGATGGGGATATCAGCAAATTAAAGAATTTATCCGAAGCGAAGCAACAAAAATGATTGCATGAGGGTTAGCATATGGCAGAAGCATTTTTAAAAGTGGATGGGGTAGCGTTACCCTGTCCTTCTTCTTTTACATGGGGATTACAGGATATATCGGCATCAGAATCTGGCAGAACTGACGATACAACCATGCATAAAAACAGAGTTGGACAGAAACGAAAGCTGTCCGTAGGTTGGAATGGTCCAGACTGGGACACTGCTTGCAAAATTATACAGGCAGTAAATCCAGAGTACATACAGGTCACATATCCAGACTTGCTATCTGCAAACAAGCACGAAACCAGAACATTTTATGTTGGTGACAGGGAATCCCCTTTTAAGTGTTGGTGGATAGGCAATGAGCGCATGGAAGGACTTAGTTTTGATTTTATCGAGAGGTAAGATATGCGAAATTTATCAACGGAATTTAAAGAACAACAGAATAGTGGGAATCGTAACTATCTGAAATATGCAGATTTTACCTTTACAGACGGAAGCACATTATCCATTACCGACAAAGATTTATGGTCTAATGGCTTCAAATTTGAGGATGCAGTATCGCAAAGTGGTTCTTTTGATATCGGCGCAGCTATCGTAAATAAGCTGACATTGCAAATCAACAACTTTTCTGGCAAGTACACAGATTACATCTGGGACGGAGCGAGAGTCGTTTGCCATATTGGGCTTGAATTATCTACTGGTATTGAAAGAATCCGTATCTGCACCATGACAGTAACAGATGCACCATATCAGAACACAGCAATTATCAGTCTAACTTGCGAAGATTCCATGCGATTATTTGATCGCGATTATTCAGAAAGTAAACTGACTTATCCGGCAACAAGATTACAAATCATCCAGGATGCTTGCGAGGTGTGCGGAGTAACACTTCAATCTACAAGGTTTGATAATGATGATTTTGTGATTCAGAATCGACCAGACGATAGTAGCATTACTTTCCGACAGGTAATTGCATGGGTAGCGCAGATGGGCTGCCAGTGGGCGAAATGTGACGAATATGGTCGCTTATGCTTTGGATGGTATGAACGTGAAGTCCCGGATAATTTTTATGATTTGGTGGAAACTCCATGGAAAGATGTAGAAGGTAACGACATATTAGATACCACTGGTGAACAAATCATTACTATCATGCAGACTGGGATTACAGCAATTCAAACAAACGGATTTACTCCATGGCTGTATGATCTTGAAATAACAGGTGTAAAGGTTACAGAATACGTTGAAAATTCTTCTCAAAATGAAGCGAAAACATATCAGTCGGGAAAATCTGGCTACGTTATCGAAATAAGTGATAATAAGCTAATTCAAGAGGGAACAGGAGAAGCAATCTGCAAGATTATTTCAGACAGATGTGTTGGAATGAAATTCAGACCGTTTTCTACTGGTGCTTTAACAAATATTGCATGGGAAGCTGGTGACACCATTGCGATTTCCGATAGAAACGGAAAACAGTACAAGAGCTTCCTAACTTCTGTTACTTTGAATCCAGGCGCATTTGAGCAACTTGAATGCAGTGCTAAGAGTGCATCCAGGAATAAGCAGAAACAATATAGTCTTAATCAACAAATACAGGCAGAAAATAATAAGAATTTAAGAGATGAACGTACCGCCAGGGAAAAAGCACTGGAAGAATTATCACAGCGCCTTGCTGAATCTTCTGGAACATACACGACAGTAGAAACACAGCCGGACAGAAGCAACATCTATTATCTTCATAATAAGCCGCAGTTATCCGATTCTGACATTATATGGAAAATGACTGCGGAAGCGTGGGCTGTATCTACAGATGGTGGACAACATTGGAATGGTGGCATGACAGTAGATGGTGATGTGATTGCCAGAATCCTTACTGCTACAGGTGTTAATGCTGACTGGATTAACACAGGAACTATTAAGGCAATTGACAAAGACGGAAATACAACTTTCCTGGTTGATGTAACAACAGGAAGGGTTGTTATTAATGCAGACTCAGTACAAATCAAGGGAAAAGATGTTAATGCAATTGCAAAGGAAAAAGCAGAAACAGAAGTAAATAATTTTATAAGCAATACATACACAACTGATATCAATAATTTACAGTCTCAAATCGACGGACAGATTGAGACTTTTTTTTATGACTATGAACCAACCTTGCAGAATATCCCGGCTTCTGGATGGACTACCAACGAAGAACGAAAGAAACATGAGGGTGACTTATTTTACTGGAAATCCAAGGGATATGCGTACCGTTTTATGCAAGATTTGGCAACTTGGAAATGGCAATTGGTACAAGATACCGATATCACGTTAGCACTTGCCGTCGCAGAAAAAGCACAGGACACAGCAGATCATAAGCGTAGAGTATTCGTAGTTCAGCCAGAACCGCCTTACGATATTGGGGACTTATGGACACAAGGCTCTAATGGTGATTTGATGAGATGTAAAGTTGCCAGAGCAAGCGGTTCTTATTCAGAGGAGGATTGGGAAAAAGCTTCAAAGTATACAGACGATTCTACTTTCAATACTTTCTTGGATGGTGTTTTCAAAGACACGATTAGCGATCTTAAAACACAGATTGATGGGAAAATTGAAACCTGGTATCAGCCAAACGACCCTTCTATTAAATGGAAAAAAACAGAGGAATGTCCATGGCGTGATATTGACGGAAACAAGATTCTGGATGAATCTGGAAATGAAATTATCTTGATATGGGAATCAGAAAAAGCAGAGCATGAAGGTGACCTTTGGCACAATACTTCTGATAACACACAATGGATATACAAATCCGGGGAATGGCAACCACAATCCATACCAAATGAATTGCTGGACAAGATAGATGGGAAGTCATCTGTCTATATGGTTCAGCCGAAACCGCCATATTACGAAGGCGACTTGTGGGTAACAACCAATAATGAAGGAAAGGCTTCCCTCAAAACCTCCACTGTAAATCGTGTTGATGGAAATTTTGACGCATCTGATTGGATTGATTTCAAGTATGCAGACAAAGACGATATCAAAAACGCAATTGATAATTATGATACCAGTCTTGGACAGGATGAAGTGTTTAATAAGCTTACAAAAGGCGGAACGGAACAGGGAATCTACATTCAAGACGGAAAAGTATATATCAATGCAAAATACATTTTAGCTGGCTTGCTTGCCGGTGAGAGAATTAATGGTCGTGGGCTAAAAGTCATTGATGATGACAAGAACGTAACCCTAGAGATTGACAGCAAAGGGAATGTTATCCTAGCTCCAAAGACTTTTTCCTTACAAGGGAAAACTGTAAAGGAAATTGCAGATTCTTCTGCCAGTACCGCAGTTTCTGGACAGACACAAACCGATATTTTCAGCAAGCTTACCAATGGCGGCAAGGCACAGGGGATTTACTTAGATGAAAATGGAAATGTCTATGTAAATGGAGAATACGTGCAAGCCAAAGGGATTAAGGTTGTTGATAGTAATGGGAAGACCACTTTTGCCATTGACAAAACTACTGGTTCGGTAACAATAGCAGCTTCACAGTTTACATTAGGAGATAAAAGCGTTGCAGATATAGCACAGGAAGAAGCTATAAAACAAGTCCAAGATATTACATCGGACAATATTATTAAAGGCTATTATCTAACAGAGCAAAATGTTAAAGATTATTGGTCTACACAGAGTGCATATACATATGAGTATGGAGTTCAGGATGTATATGGCGGTAAAAATGCAATCAAAATAAACGGAACTGGAGCACAATTTGGAACGAAAAATTATAAGCCAATAAAAGTTACTGGAAATTATACTTTTTCGTTTTGGATAAAAACTAGTGTTGCAACACAAGTATATGTGTATCTTGGAAGTAAAACAATATTAAATGCTAAAACTACAACTGAATGGCAAAGACTGCAAGTAACAACAACTTTATCTAGTTTACCAAATGATAGTTTAAACAGTTTGAGAATCTTGACATCATCAGTTGGGTCCAGCGTAAAATTTGATACCTATATTTACATGCCAAAGCTTGAATATGCTTACACAAATGAACAAGTGTTCAATATGCTTACAAACAACGGTGCAATAAAGGGAATATACATGGAAAATGGAGAATTGTATTTTTCATTCACCTATGCACATGGAGGTACATTGAAACTTGGCGGTTCAAATAACGGAAATGGGTTACTTTCCATTCTGAATGCAAGCGGCACACAGGTTGGATATATTGACAATACAGGCGTTCATTTTAACCAAGGTGAATTTTCTGGAAGCGTAAAGTCACTAACTGGGGAAATTGGAAACTGGCAGATTGATAAAACAAATGGAAAATTAACCTCTGCAAACGGTGCCATTGTACTTGATGCGAAAAACAACATGGTAACCATAAATGGCGTTGATCTAAAAGCAAATGGAAACGGATTTGTTATTGATGGCGGTGTAAAAATTAAAAACAGTCCTAAATCTAGTGAATTTGGAGATGAAAGTAATTTCTTTTGTATAGAAAACCTTGGATCAATTACAGATGGAACACACTTAGGAGTTAACAGTCAAGGCATGGTTATTAAGGTTCCATCATCTTCCTGGCGGTATAAGTCAATTCGAACAACTGTCAAGGAAGAAGAACTGGAACAACTTTATCGTGTAAAGGTTGTTTGGGCGAAATATAAAGAAGGATACCTTGATAAGAACGACAGTAGATACGATAAGTTAATGCCAATGTTTCTTGCAGAGGACATGGAAAGGCGTTTTCCAATTGCAGTAAACCATTTACCAGATGGAAAGCCCGAGGATTGGAATTACAGAATTATGATTCCATCCATGTTCGCCATGATAAAATTCAATCACGAGAAAATCAAGGAACTCAAATCCGAAAATGAAGAATTAAAATCGGAATTAAAAAGCATTAAAGAAGAGCTTGAGGAAATCAAAAAATTGTTAAACAAATCAATATAAAGAGGGTGAGAAATCATCCTCTTTTTAGCAGATCAAACATCAAAACCAATAATTAAAGGAGGGCAATAACATGCCGAAATGGACTGAATACACATCAAAAGATACGTTAGCGGATAATGACGAAGTAATGCTGTATGACGAAACTGCGAGAGCGAATAAGCGCGGATTAATGAGCAAGTTTTGGGATTATGTAGTGGATAAAATGGCAACGGCTGTTATCTCGAAATTGGAGACAAATAATAAAACAATCATCGGGGCGATCAATGCACTAAATAGTGATAATTCCATCAATCTCCTATCTGTGAAAGAGCAAGATACATTTTCTAATAGACTAAAAGAAAGAAATTATAAAATGACAGTGGGCTATTTTTATGGTCCAAGCGACAATCCTTTTTCGTTTAATGCCGGTTTTTATATTGCATTTAATTCAATTTATCTTATGGAAGCTACCCAATTTTTGATAATCGGTTTTAATACGAATGGGATTATGGAAAGCAAGTTTGTAAATTTTAAATAATTAATACAATCACTATAGAGTTTATTGGAGAAACAAGAAAAAAATAACAAAACACTACCAAACATAAAATGAATATGCTATAATCAGCATATCAAAATCGGAACAACAAAAAGGGAGCTGAGTTCCCGACTACCAATCAAAAAACTCAGCTCCAAGCACCACAAAGGGTACAGTATTATTATAGCACAGTACTCTCCCTTTGTGAACCCAAAAGGAGGGTATTTTTTATGGAAAACTTTGCAAATGAATTTGTAAGTAAGCTGGATGGGAAGATTTCAGACGAAGCACTTAGGACAGTATTACAGGAATTGCAAGTGTTTGCATCTAACTACGATATCAATCAGAGAGAAACGCATGTGGTTCCATATCAAAGCAATATCCCAGATTGCTACAGGGTTTACATGGTGGCAAAAAAGATTGAGGGCATGTCTCCAGAATCCATGAAAACATACAATTTTTATCTCACAGATTTTTTTGAACACATTAACCGACCATTCGAACAGGTTACAACAAATGATATACGGATTTATCTGTACGAAACTCAGAAACGAACAGGAATCAGCAATCGAACACTGGATGGAAAACGGCTTGTTATAAACACCTTTATGGATTGGTGTTGGAAAGAGGGTTATATTCCAAACAATCCATGCGCAAGTATTAAGCCCATTAAATTTGAGGAAAAGCCAAGAGAACCACTTAGCAACATGGAGCTTGAAATAGTGCGTGATGCTTGCGAAAATTACAGAGATAAAGCGATGATTGAGCTTTTCTACAGTACAGGATGCCGCTTATCTGAAATGGTGAATTTAAAAATTAGTGATATTGATTTCACTTCCAAAGAGGTTCATTTGTTCGGAAAAGGAAGCAAGCATCGAACATCTTATTTAAACGCAAAGGCGGAATATATGTTGAAAAAATACTTTGAATTGGAACGCCCAAAAGATTCAATATCGGATTCTGTATTTGTGATATTCCGAAAGCCTTATAATGAAATGCACAAAGGATCAATATATGCGAGAATAAAGGCTATTCAAAAGCGATCTGGAATCGAAAGAAGCCTGTTTCCGCACTTGCTTAGACACACAATGGCGACAGATGCCTTAAATAGAGGAATGAACGTTGCCGAAGTAAAAGAAATATTAGGACACGAAAAACTTGATACCACAATGATTTACGCTAAAATCAGCCATGATTCTGTGAAATTTAATCATGGTAGGTATATTGTATAAAAAGTTTATGTTAAAGAGCATCCCATTTGGGGTGCTTTTTATTATGCACTTTTTTAACCTCAATAATGAAAGGAGACCACACATGAATATTAACACCTCATTAATCAGCAATAATAACAGCTACGCCGGACAGACACCTCTGTATATTGTCATTCACAATACAGATAATACAGCCAAGACAGCAGATGCCAAGGCACACGCCACCGCACAGCATAATGGCAATTTTCATGGCTATTCAGCCCACGTATTTGTTGACGATAAGTCAGCATACCAAGCCTTGCCGTACAATCGTGGAGCATGGCATGTTGGAGTAAATTACGGCGGTAAGCTTTTCGGAACTGTGAACAATCACAACTCTATTGGAATTGAAATGTGCATGAATGCCGGTTACAACTATGAAAAGGCATTCCAAAATACCGTTGATGTATGTAAGCAGCTTATGAAGAAATACGGCATTCCGGCAAGCCGAGTAGTGCAGCACTACGATGTTTGCGCTAAGAATTGCCCTTCCGTTATCCGTGGAAAGGGAGACTGGAATAGATTTAAGAAGCTTATTTCCAGTGAAACCGTGACAGTTCCAACCACAAAGCCGACAGTAAAGGTTGACAAGTATTACCGTGTCCGCAAGACCTGGAAGGATTCTAAGAGCCAGATCGGGGCGTACAAGTCACTCAAAAATGCAAAGAAAGCTTGCAAAGCCGGTTATTCTGTTTTTGATTGGAATGGAAAAGCTGTGTATTCCGTGACTGCAAAGAAAAGTGTAGCCAAGGTCGCAAAAGAGGTAATCAACGGCGAATGGGGAAATGGACAGGACAGAAAAGACCGCCTGGAATCCGCTGGCTACAATTACACAGAAGTGCAGAATGCAGTAAACAAACTTCTTAAATAACAAAAACACTCCCGGGGTTTTCCCGGGAGCTACTTAAATGCAATATAGCCTTCATAAAGTTTTCTGATCGCCGAAAGGTCTTTTCTCCTAATCGGAACCACATCCCCAGATATCATTCTGAAATCAGCACGAAGTTCCCAGACTTCATCCATGTTGACAATGTAGCTTTGGTGGCAGCGTAAAAACCGTCTGTCCAGTTTCTTTTCAACGTCCGAAAGTTTCCCTCTCTGCATATGAGTGATACCACAGGTACAATGGATAGTGATGTATTTATTGCGACTTTCAATATATTCAATATGGCAGAAACCAACCCTGTGGAAATAATCCTTGTTCTTTACAGTCAGCGTTTTATCATGGATATTTTCCAGTTCCCTGTTGACTACACCATACATTCTTCCATCTTCCGAGCCTTTTATGATATAGTGAACAGGAAGGATATCCAGAGCATCAAACACATATTCCTTGTGGGCTGTCCAAAAGGTGATATTCCCTACATATCCATTCTTTCTAAGATGCCGGGCAACATCAATCCCATTTTCATCTTTCAATATAATATCCAGCACAATTATGTCGTACCATACGCCGTCATTTACATCATCAATAAGAGGTTTCCCGGTGGTATATGCCGTGATCGCGCATCCACTGTCCCCATTTCTACGAAGAAAACCGTCCACTCTGGTTTTAAAAATCTCAATTTGTAATTTGTTGTCATCACATATTGCAATCCTCAAAAAAATCATCCCTTTTTGTGCGAAATTCGTCGCTGCATGTGCTGATTTCGCCATTTTCTGTGTAATTGTATATTTTTTGATACAATATTATCGTACCACATAAGAAAGATAGTGTAAAGAGGCTGGATGATGGAAAGATGTAAGAAGATAACGATTATCTTAATATTGATGTTTGTGCATGTGTTTATTGGGATTCATATGTATTTCAGCCCAGAGCGTAGTATTATCTTTGGGAGGGTTAAAACTATCGCAAACATGGTGACGGAAATCAAAAGCAATCCAAATGAACACAAAAAATCCCTCGATTCCAGAAGCTCAGCCCCTTTATTTCTATCTACATATATAACGAATGAAAAGTACCAAAATCACAATATCTATACTGAAAAAATCATAATTTGCAATAATATCGAGGAAAAGCAACTTGCCAGAAAGGACTTGAGTGGAGATGATTCCATTCCAGTATATAGTTATGAAAACATGATATAATTTAATAAGCAGGAACAAATGTTTGGAATATTGGGAGGGATTTACGTGGATTACAAGAAAGAAATTATTGAGATGATACAAGAGATACATAGTGAAAAGATATTAAATCTTATCTATTGGTTTGTTAAAAGAGGATACAAAGAAGAAAGGGCGGGAAGATAATTCCCACCCTCAGAACCTAGAAAATAAACTTTTCAAAGAAATCACACAACAAATCTTTTTTATCGGGCGACAGTTTATCGTATTCAAGAATAATTTTCATGAATCGTGGATCTGTTAGCCCGATTTTCATTGATACATCTGAATATTCTGCATCAATTTCCTTTTCCTCTTTTAAATCCGTTAAATCAGACATTCCAATTCGGAAATAATCTGCTAATGCTCTGATTTTTCCTGTTCCTGGCATTGAATTGCCTTTGCACCACATGTTAAATGTGGAAGGGTTAGTTCCTACTGCTTCGGCAACTTCTTTTTGCTGTTTGCCACTTAATGAAATATACTTGTTGAGATTGTTTGAAAAGATTTTTTTCTGTTCTTCATCTGTCATCATGGTGTTCCTCCTCCTTACATATTGTATTGTACATCATACTAATAAAAAATTCAAGTATAAATTCAAAATAATTGAATTTTAGTGTTGACAATTCAATTAAAATGAATTACAATAAGACCATCAGTTAAGAAAGGAGATGAGCAAATGCCAAAGATTTCATTAGAAGCAGTTCGCGTGAACGCTGGATATAACCAGAAAGAATGGGCTGAAATGTTCGGTATTTCCAATAGTACAGTTGTTAACTGGGAAAAAGGAAAGACAGAACCAACATTATCACAACTTAGAAAAATGAGTGAACTTTCTGGGATTCCTATGGACTTTATTTTTGTGCCCAATAGATTCAATTAAATTGAATTGAAAATTTATTAAGAAAGGAATTGCATGAAAAAATCAAAAATTGAAATTCGTCAAGTAGATGGCGAATGTGGAATATTTACAGAAATCCTTGTGGACGGTCATAAACTTGAGGGAGTAAGAAGTTTTGAATTAAAACAGGGAATTGGTGATTGCGTTCCTATTCTTTCCATTGATCTGAATGCTTTAAATTTATCCACGGACTTGCAGATGTTGCAGGTGAACCAGAAAGGTATCGGGGAAATTGAGGGAATCAAGTTTAAAGACTCACCAAGGATGCTGAAATTTCAAACAGAATAGGCTCCCATATTTCAGAGAGCCAAACAGAATTATTTTGAAGCTTTTAAAATGGAACATTGTTTCGGATTTGAACAACATCCAGTTTTGCTTGCATAATTACACTTAATTCGACCTATTGTGTAATTAGGCGCCAAATCATCCAATGATCCAGTATTAATGAGAGAAGCTTCAATGGAATAATTTTTGTTCTGCTTATCGCAGAAACCATTAAATACCAATAATCATCACCTCCCTTCTTATAGGGAGTATAACACAAGAAAGGAGGAAAATCATAGACGATTTAGTTTATCTTCGTAATGAAGAAGCTGTCTGTGATAGTTTACAGGTGGCTGAGAAATTTGGGAAAAGACATGCAGATGTGATTAGAGCCATTAAAAATATAATCAAAAATGACTCAACGCAAAATTGCGTTCGTTGTTTCAAAGAAAGAAAGTATAAAGATACAAAAGGTGAGGAACGTCCTATGTATTTTATAAATCGGGACGGATTTACATTCTTAGTAATGGGATTTACTGGCAAGAAAGCGAATGAATGGAAATGGCAATACATAAAAGCTTTTAATCAGATGGAGAATTTCATCCGTGAGAAATCAACTCAAGTTTGGGTTGAAACCAGAAAAGCCGGGAAACTTACCAGAAAGGCAGAAACTGATACCATTCAGAAACTTGTTGAATACGCAAAAGTACAGGGAAGCAGTCATGCAGAAATGCTTTACATGACATATTCCAAATTAGCAAACAAGATGGCTGGAATCAATAAGAGAGATGAAGCTACGGTAATGCAACTCAACAACCTGTCCTTGATGGAAAATATTATCTTACATGAAATTGATCTCGGAATCATGCAAGGAAAACATTATAAGGAAATATACAAAGATTGCAAGAAGAGATTGGAGACAGTTAAAGATTTGGCTTATCTGGAAGCGGTTTGAGAGGAAATTTCATAAGGAGGTGAGAAAGTGAATATCCAAAACGAGACTATTGTGAAGTTCAAAAACGGAACAGAGTTACATATGCCTTCTGGTATATACGAAAAAATTTCTTTCGATAAAGATTCAATTATGGAACTTAAGTGGGAAGAAAATGGTATGGACTACAAGGTACAGTTTTTCTTTTGTGATGTACTCTATATTGCGAAGACAACACAGAGTACATCTAAA